GGGACTCAAGCAGTTGGCTGAAACTTATGATACCATCTTGAAGGAGTTGCATGGGATCCCTGAATTGGGTCGATTCATGGAAGAAAAGCCAACTATCAAGGCAGCCCTTGAACAGGGGATGGAGAACTTAAGCTCCGAGAAGGAGATTAATGAAACAGCCGGCCAAATCGACAGCGAGATACTGGAAGTCCGGTCGATGTTGATGAATGACTTGTTGTTATATCGACGCCCCGGCGCCGTTCGGCCCGAGAGCCCCCAGATGCCCTCGGATGCCGAGGCTTTCGACGTTCACTTGTCCTCCGGGCGCCCTAATTACGTAACGCTGGAGGGGTCTTTGGAAGAAGGAGTTACCTATAAGCAACTTCTTATGGACATGGGGTACGATCCCAGAATCATCCCATCGCATTCTCGAGGGGCCTCCCGGTTATGGAGGGTGTTCGAAACCATGAACGTGCAGGGCGTCATGGAGCTTACCCACCCGGCTGATTTGGACCTCGTGTTGTCTCGACAGCAGGTCAACAACCTGTTGTCGAAAGAAATTGCGGATAAAACCCTCTCCGGGCCCGAGGATTGGGTGGCGGAATTCGAGCGTGTGATGACTCGCCCTCAAATACAAATAGGGGACAAGACGGTGGACAACCCCTTCCTTGCTACGAAGAACGGAAAGAGCACCATTGCGAAGGCCCTGCACCAAGCCGTGGTCATGTTAGCGGCGGACATGCGGGACAATCAATCTATAGGCCCCTCCATGAACGTAGGAGAAAGCCGAGAAGAATATGCAGCTAGGCTCGGCAAGTACAAAGGGGCCGGTAAGTGGTGGGACCTCAACGATTTCAAGGCGTTTTTATTCAGTGTCCCCGGGATTAGGGCAAAGGCGGACTTCGCTCCTTCCTTCCATCGCCTGCTGGCGGAGGCGTACCAACTGAGCCAGAACAACGAACTTAACAAACTCGACCGCTACATAGTGGACAATTTTCTTCACACTCAAAATGGATTGATTTTCGGACTTTTCACACAGGACGACGTATCAAAAATATTGAACCTACCCGCCATACCGGATGAAAAAGACCAATTAGCTAGAAGGGGCACGAAAAACGTAACTTATTCAGGGTCTACGCTGAAGGGGGAGATCCTCGCCCTGCGTTTCCGGGAAGCATTGGGGCTCATTACGGAATCGGACGGCTCTCTGGAAGATCAATATAGAGACTTTTTCAACATGCTGCCTATGGACTTTTTGGAAAAAGTCCGAATCACCGTTGTAAAAAACGGCGCATTCGAGCCCAGTGAAATTACCTACGGGTCAGATCGTTTTGGACATTTCAGGGGCCAAGACCCCGCAGAAAAAGGGGCCCTAGTTCAATGGTTCACGAGATCGGGGTTCGACGTGGACAAGCTCACTAGCGACGAGTTCACCCACAAGAGGAAAAAATGGAGAGTCATACGCTCCAAAGAAACCACCATAGTCAATGAAGACGGGTCCGTTAAAACGAAGGCTACTTTAGATCCGCGCTGGAAAGCCAATATTATAATCCTTACCAAAGAGCACATGGACGTGTTCGCTCAAGGAGAGAGGACTCGGTACCTTGAGTTCAGAATGAAATGGGGAGTTCCCCCCGCCCAACGGCATTACATCAAAGACGAATTACATATGCGGGCTAATGAACTGGAGTCCCTTCTCAGCCGAATAGACCGAGACCACGAGGATTGGCTAGCTCACATGACAGAGCTTGACACGGTTCGGAAGGAAATAAAGCAAGACACGGATGCGTACCAGAAGTTACAGAATTTGAACGCCGAGCTGAACGAGTTGATGAAACAGCGAATGTTCGTCAAGGCGGATGCCGTGGAGGACTTCGTTTCAATAGACAACCGCGCCAATGAGCTGGAAAAACAAATAAACCGGGCCCGCATATCTCTCCGCGCATTTCATCAGGACCACCTTTCCAGCTTCATAAACAACGCTGGGTTGTCGGGCAACGTCAGCAACACCGGGATCAAGGACGCCGAGCAGAGTTGGAACCAAATGGTGGAAGTTATTGGAGACAAAGCGGAAGCCTCTGTATTGGGGAAGAACATGGCTACCGTATTTGACGGCGCGGAAGACGAAGAAAGTTTATCAGATCGCGCAATGGATATGGCGGAATTCCTCGCTAACGACGCTTACGAGGATTCGATGGCAGACGAGCGGGTGTACATGGGTGACCCTGACGATCCTCACAGCGTATTGTATTTCGACCCAGACAACCCGGATTACTTCGATGTATTCCCTCACTTTTTGGTTAGTAGAATATACACGGATCTTCAAGAAATGGACCCCGGGGGATTCTCGGATTATCACGGCGTGCGGGAGGCTTTGGCCGGGAAAAGCTTTCAATCGGGGTTGTTTTCACAAGAGCCCTATTCCACTTACATACGACATGCGGCAGTAAATCTTTACTTAGCCACCAAGAAAGCAGGGACGGATTTAGCAAACGCCCTTAAATACGACGCATTGAAGAAGTCTTTCAAGAAGACTGCTTTGTCGGAACTGCTTGAAGTCGAAGGACGTGTCAGGAAAGCATATGCTGATCTCTTTTCCAGAGCATGGACTGAGTCAAGACGAAGCGTATTGACGAAGAACAACCAGTTACAATATGTCCAAGCCGTCCGGAACTTCGGCCTAGAGCCGGAGACTTTTCTAAACTTGAATACTTTGGATGCCATCAAAAACGTGGTATTCAATCAATTGGATCGACTTCTCGACCCGAAGCGGGGAGGCACACGCTGGAATGTTACCAAGATTTTCGACGCCTTGTTCCTTTTGACGGGTAAAAGGTTCGGCGGCGTCGGCATAAACATGGTCGAGAGGTTTCCTCAACTATTTGATGTACAGGGGGGAGTCGTCCAAGAGAAAGATTACGCGCAGTTGGATCCGGAAGCTAGCGCCAAGGCCGACGTGCCTCCGATAGCGCAGATAACTCATGACTCTCGAGATCCGGCAGAAGGCGGCGATGGCCCTTGGCAAACGGACGTAAACCGGCTTTTCATGCAGGGGAGTCTGGACGACTTGGCCGTGTATTCTGCTGGCATACAGCAGCAAGAGGTAGGTGAAACTCTTCTTCGCGGGATGTTGGAAGAGGAGTTGAAAGTAAAATATGGAAAATTAAGCGAGCTCAACGCGGAGATGACTACTCGGGGGTTGGGCCGTCGCCTTACCGGTCGGGGCGTTCCTGAAAAAATAAAAATCAAGGTGCGGGAAACGGTGTTCGGCGAGCGTATATGGAAAGACAGGGTCATAGAGTGGGGAAGCCTCCCCACCTACATAACGGATATGCCGTTGGGTGAAAGGGAAGCCACGTTGGCAGACGTGTTGGCTGGCCGGGCTAAGGAAGCGGGGGAGATGATAGAGCGCACCATGGACGAGTTGGAGATGGGGGTTTACCCGAAGAAGCATTTTCTTAGAAACGTCTATGAAAAGAAGGCATACGATCCCAAGGATCCCGACTTGTTCAAGAAGAGGCCGAAAAAACTCTTTAACGAAGGGGACCTTATCCCTGCCGACCACCCTGATTTCGCATGGACTGACGAAGAAAAGGCGATGAGAGACGAAGTTTTCCTTGAAATACAGGAGCTGAGAGAGACGCGCGCCGGGGCTTTGGAGGAACAGAAAACAATCCTCAGAAAGGCATGGGTACTTTATGAACAAGTTGGTGAATTAGAGAAAAAGATGACAGCCCTGCCGCCGGAACAATTTGGCTGGGTGCGGGATCCCAAAAAGAAATTAGAGCTTGAGCGAGCCATCGCCGAGGGTGCCAAGCCCGAAGAAATCGAAGCTTTGGAAGTCGCTGCGCGTCAGCCCGCTACCCACGTGACGTTGGCGGACATAATAGAGCACCATTTCCCTTCGTTTTTCCATCAAGTGAGATATATCCCCGAAACCATCGCTTACCATGGCGCGGAAGTTCCGGTGCCAGCGGAAGAAGTGATGATAGGAGACACTCCGAGCATCCTGTTGGCCCCTGTTATGCAAATGCCCGACGGCAGCGTTGCCCCGAATCAAGAAGAAATGGAGGGGCCCCTTACGTATCGTGATTTCTTAAGTAGGCGAGAGTCCCTCCTAACTCAATTGACCGAAGAGGGCGCGGATGTCTCCGAGGGGAGTGGTATGTTGGTGTGGACTTCCATACCGGGGCAGACCGCGGAAGAAATGGCTACTCAAGATTTGGAACAAATATACGCCCAGAGAAACGAAGTTCCTTGGTATCCCTTGGAAGATGAGATTTGGGACGAGGGGGGCCCCGTTTCACAACAACATTACCGGCCTCTTGACCTGAGTACCTTGGTCTGGGAAGGGCCCGTATTTGATAAAGGCGCCCCCATGCAGGGGATAGTGACCCCCATTGGAGCTACCGTGGGGCCCGCTTACGAAGGCTTCGAGGGAGCTCTGGTAACTCCCATACTCGTAACTGACCAAGGTGTCGTATATCAGGGCGGCCCACATTCCGTAAGACGGGATGATAAATATGGCATAGTACCTTATAATTTCGAATCCTTGGAAGACTTTCTGGGCCGAACCCGGGTCACCAATCCCATAACGGGAAGGGTTCGGGAGTTTGTGAGATACGTGAACAAGGCTAGTTTTAACTCAGCCGAAAAATATTCCAAAGGCCCTTTGACGGGTAAATTGATTTCAGATAGCCAGAACGAAAATCTGATCTCAAACGAGATAGATTCCCTTGAACAACAACTCGCTGAAAAGCAACAAATACTACATCGGCTGGAACACCGAATACCCATCATCCCGGTTGCCGGCAAAGAACAGGCACTTAAGGAAGCGCGGAGACTAGACCTAGATACGTTGGTTAGAGGAACTCAACGTAATCCGGAGGGGATTACGGTCATTACCGAAGAACAAAAGGCAAACTTAGAGATGTTGCAGGAAAGAGGGCTCCCTCTGGCATCTTCCGACTTAGCTATTTTGCTTAAAGAGCAGGTTGCGGAAATAAGTGATAACCTTTCCCGTGCACGAAACGACAGAAGACGATTTTATGCGCATGCGAGGTATATGGAATCCGACGATATGCGGGGCATAATTAATTGGAATGAAGTGAATGACGCGGGGTATTTCGTGGGAGAGGCCATTAATTTGGATGGGAAATTGTACCTCCGGTCTAGCTTGAGGTCGGCCACCGAGATAGTTAGGACACCTCCCTCGGAAGGAGGGGGCTCCTTTGAAATAACAGCTAGGGTGGCTCATTATGACTTTGAGTGGAGAGACGAGGAATTTGCTAAAAAGATTTTCAATCGGGTAGTTCGCCCCTTGGATAATTACCGGCAAGTCATTCGAGATACCCGAGAATTCAGGGAGCTTCAACAATTGGGGGGAACCGGGGTCTTGAGCAAGACAGCCAAAGACGCCAAGGTACAGACGTGGAACATTCGTCTTGAGGAAGCTTATGAGACCGCCGACCGCGTTACGAAGAGGTTGGATGACATGGCTGGAAAAGGGGTGAAGGTCGGGCAGGAACAAGAGATGAAAAACCTGCACAAGAAATTGGAACGGGCGGAGATAGATATACAACAAGCCCACACTCAACTAGTTGTATTAGGTGCAGAGCCCCTCACTTCAAGGCCCGAGTTCGGGGGCAAGAAGCAATTTTTGGCCCATGCCAGACCGACGCTATCTATTGATGAGGTATTGAATCCCTTTTCCGATGCCCTTGATTTAGCCGTCGATCGAGCCTCCGAGGACCCTGAAACCAAGTTTTACGTTGATGTATACATGGACATTCGGCGCTGGCTTCAAGCTGAGGGCAAGAGGCATATGACTTATAACGCCAAATCAAAACTACTTGCCCCCGACTCCATACATCGGGAAATACCCAGAGACGCCACGCCGGAACAAATGCAACAGATCATTCAAGATCTAGCTTTGGAAAACCTTCAATACAGCGAGAAGGAAATAGACGCCACCGGAAGCACCCTGTTTGACATCCTAATGGGGCTGGAGCCCGAGGATGCGGTGGAAACCATGGAAGCTTTCAGGAACTATACCTTCAAGGAAAATACAAGAGACGATAGCCCGGAGGGAATAATAACGTATGCGACGATTTTCAGCAAAGTGGAGCCGGAAATAATCTTCAAAAGCTTCAGGGACGCTTTTGATTCCATTGATTTCGCCCGCAGCTTGCAACGGGAAATCAAGAAAACTGAGCCCATAACCCGGGAAATGAAGGATTTGGGCGAGGACTTGAACCATGCAATAATTCCCATGTCGTACTACGACCCCGTTCATGGATGGGTTCATCCTACGGATATCCCCGGAATGTCTACCGCCGAGTATCTAAATGAAAACGTGTTTATGCCGTCTCCGGACAACCTGCCCGTGGAGTTTGTGCGCCCCTCTGCTCTTAGGGAGAGTTCGTTGGTGCCAATTTCCAAATCCCCATGGGCTCAAACAAAGGGATATGCTCATTTGGAGGGCGCGGATGGTAATTTTGCAAAAATGAATGCCGCCCAGTTGTTGCGCGGGCTGTTGCAAGAAACTGATCGGGAGGGCCTCACCCGGGCTTCCGACTTGGTTAACATCACTAGAAGTTTGCTTTTAAAATTTCAAGACATGGCGGAAGAGAGGGGGTTGCCTTTCTTGGACGGCATAAATGCATACATAAGCCAGTCGCTGTATCATATGGATAAGGACGGGGAAGGGGTTAGGGGACAATCGAAAATATGGTCGCCAGACATTCTCGTCCATGCCGGACACGGGGCATATGAAACCTCTGTTCACGAAGTATCTCACCAGCTTTTGAATGCTTTTCGTAGGTTGGAAGATGCTGAACGAGACACTCGTCGGGACTATGTTGAAGGGCGTCAGCAAAGGCCGCGAACCGAGGCCGGGGAGCGTCTGGCTCAATCCCCCGCCTTGGGGTTAGACCCGGGCGCGGCCAAGGCAAGGGCGAAAGAAGCTACAGGATTCTACAATGAGTTGAAGGATGTGTTCGCCAGATCCAAGAAAGTTTGGGAAAAACAAAAGAAGAGCAAGACGGAAGAGGATCAATTGGCCACCGAGTGGCACCGAGAAGCGGTGGATTGGGTCTTCGAGCAAGACACTCCCGATGAATTCTTTGTCGCCATGCTCTCGAACGCGCCTTTTATAAATTGGATGCTCACTCGGCCCGGGGGGCAACAGCGGGTGTCGATGTGGCACGAACTCGTACAAAGTATTATTGACTGGTTCAAGAGACTTTTAGGCAAGGATTCCATGGTGGTGAATTCTCTGGGAGAAGAGGCGTATACCATTGCCATGGATATTTCAAAACTAGTTGCAGATAACTGGGCGGACATACCCCCTCCCGACTGGTCCAAGGAATTTCACCGACGTCGAACGGAGGAATACTTCGGCGGCTGGTTTGGTAAAGACGACATAGAGGATCACAGCATGCCTTATCACGGGGAGACTGCCGGGGGAGCCCCGGTGGATGTGCCCGGTGAAATGAATCATAAGTTAATCCGGCTGGCGATTAACCGGGAAATCATTGCCCACGCGGAGGAGTGGGCAGAAGAATTGAGCGTCCTCTCGGAAGACATTTTTGAATGGTTGGGGATGAACAAAGAGAGCACTGACCCTCGGAAGAGGCTGGCCGTGGACATGGCTGACCCCCTTTATAAAACCGGGGGTTTGGAGGACACTGCTTTTCTAGGGGAGATGACTGAAGCCATGAACGATGCGACAACGGTGGCTCTCCAAAAAATATTTCAAACGTTGCTGGGGAAAAAGATAAGTGAAAGAAACGACCGATTGCGTGGGTTGGAAACTTATAAAGATGAATTATCAGCTTTGACCGAGGAGTTGAAGTTAGTGCATGGCCCGGGGCGCGATGACGGCAAAGCTCTTTTGGGAGGTATTTCAAAAAGAGTAAAGCAGCTGGTCAAACGGGCTGAGATGGAGAGTGCCATAAACGTAATTACAAGTAATGCCGCTGAACGAGATAATTTACTGGAGGAGATAGGGGGGTTCGCGTCCTTGGAGGAAACCGATAGCCTTTTAAAAAAGATACTTAATCGGGTCGCTGGTGGTAAGGAGGCTTGGGAAACTTTTCAAGCTTTGGCAAATCTTACCATAGACTGGGAAACAGCTAGGCCGAGTGACGTAGTCGCAGCTGTCAAAAACTATGCGTCCGATCCCAAGATGTCGGATAACAAGAGGTTTACTTCCGCGGAGGAACGAACGGAAACGGTAGACAAGTTGGAGGCTTTGAAAGCCAACAGACCCTTGTTGGCCACGTTGGCAGCTATTGGGAAACACTCCGCTCGGATCATGACAATGTTTGACGTTCGTACGGTGAAAGACGCCGAGATGAAGAAAACGCTCCGGAAACGCATAGAGGCGTTGGAAAGGGGTGACGAGGATTATATAACGGTTCGAAACCAACTCAACGCCACGGCTACGAGGAAAACCCTCAAAACCGCGGATAAACTAATCCGAGTATACACGGAAGCTGCTCATGAACGTGACAAATTATCTAAACAAGTGGACCGAGATGAGAGGTTTTTGGAATTATATGACACCTTAGTGGAAAAAGTAAATGATACGGTGTCTCACTACGAAGACGAGCTGCATGTTATTCAAGAATACAGCAACATCGAGGATGACGGCTCTTACGCGGAGTATTTCGTGTTACAGCCTCAGAGCATGGACGGGGGCCTCCCGTTGATATTAAGCAACCCCAATGAAGATGGGGAGGAAAAGTGGGTGCCGTTGCCTTCTAAGATAGAAATCCTTGAAAAACGAATGGAGCATCGGCATCAGAAAAAACGCGAACCATTTAAGCTGGCCCATTTAGCCATTGCCGACATGGACCTTCGGGAAGAAGCCGCGCGTACGAGGTTCCTCAAACACGTGTCGTATTTGAAAGCTTGGCTATCTGAGAACATGGATCAGAAGAGCACGGCCCTGTACCGACAGGTTCAAGCTATGTTCGATAAGTTGTTCGCACTCAACCTGCGTAAAAATCTATTTGAAGTTCGCAGCGCCGGCTTCTGGGAAGGTATTGGGCGAGCCTTCGAAGCCCCCATTGACCGGTTGAAAAGAACGGGGTCTGTGTTTGGATGGGAACTTGCTCGCCGCTTACGCGTGTATACCGACGTAATGTTAAAATATTCGACTGAAGCCAAGGTATGGGCGTCCAAAATGAGCAAGGCTTTTCGTCGCGCAGCCCATGCGGCCGGGTATGGTAACGACCACGTGGGATTCCATAACGACATATACCGCCCCTTGGCCATACAATTGAATCGTTCTCCGCACGTAGAGTCCGACGAAGCCGGGTTGGAAGTAGCCGAAGAGTTCTGGAGAGTTCCCGTACAAAGAAAAGGGGCAAACGTAGAAGTGTTCAAAGTGGCTTTACTGAACCTCCTGCACGTGGACGGTGCCAATGGCAAGTGGTATAATTCAATTCGGGACGAACTGGGGCTAGGCGTAGCTAGAAAAGGAAGTCGTACTTTTGATCCGATTACGGGGCAACAGAAAATGCTTCATGGGCGTGCCGTGGAGAAAGGGTGGAATACCACACCGCTCAGGCTCAAGAGAATGGATATATTCCATGATTACGAGCAACTTACCAAAGTGGATGGAGTAGAAACTGAGTCAGAGCCCTTTACCACTGCCTTGCTCGAGGGAGTGGAGTATCTCCTAACAGACCCAAACTTAGCTCAAAAGTTTACTCAAGACGTCATAGATCTTTTAATTGAACCCCTGTTCACCGAGTTCGAGTTCCTTTTACCCTTCGGGCGAATTAATTTTCATGGAACCGTGACCGTGCCAGCGGATGATTCCAACCCCGATAAGGGGAATATGGTAATTCCCGTGGAAGAATTTTTGATGGAAAAGATTTTGAACAAACACGGAGAGCCCTTGGACCCCACCGGCATATCCTCCTTGAGGGGTTTGTGGGACAACATGATAGGAGAAAATTATGGAAAGCTATCCCCGGAAGCACAAGTTGGCGGGGACCAGTTAATGATGTTTTTGGATCTAGTGGCTTTGCTTTCCGAACAAGATTCCACTTTCGAGGAAATCCCATTGAATGAACGCAGGGAAACAGTTTACGGGAAAATTCGAAAGCAGTTCCTCGACATGAGGAAGTTGAAGATAAATGCTGAAATGACGGAAGACCCCAATATATTCAACCCCGGGGCCGGACATTTCATCATTGACGCCCGCACGAACCCTTACATTCCCAGAAAATATTACGACTTGGTGCCGAGAGACGAGGTAGGCACTTTGATGTCAGTGAAAAAACTGGCAATAACTAAAGCCTTCGGGCGCGACGCGCAGGAAGGCAACCGGCTATTCGCTAAACTACAAGCGGAAATCCAGCGCCGGCAGCGGAAAATTGACCTTGAGTTCGGGGAAAACAGCTCGGAGCACTACGCATATATGAAATTTGCTCGACAACTTGTGGATAAGAATGACGGCATACGGAGTGTTCTTAACAAGGTTTATAATTCGGGGCAGGGGGAGATGGCGGACATCCCGGGCTTTATAGAAGGTTTGGGGTTAATAGTACAGGGAGTGTTAGCCGGGCCTCGCTCTTGGCTTGTGCAAAGTCAGGGCCAGACAGTAATGCCGTTTTTCATGGGCGGATGGACGAAAGAATCCCGAAAAGCTTTGAGCCAATCTTTCAAAACCTCTGGGAAAAGCGTAATCAACGACTGGGGGAAAGTGTTTGCCATGGATATTGCCACGCTGTCCAAGGAAGAGCAGTACATGAAAGACCTTATTTACCAAACCCAATTCGAAAACTTGAATTGGGATGAATACGCCATGGCGGACGTCGGTTACCGGTTTGCATATCAAAACAAAAACAAGTTCGGCATTAATTGGCAGAGATTTTTCAGAACCGTGGGGAAAAGACTCAGCAAAGGGAACCTCATGATGCCTTGGAACGGGTTCAAAGTATGGTCAAAAGCCACCACTCTCGGTAATGCAGTGGGACTTATGAAAGTTTACGTGGAAAGTGCGAGAACCTTGGCTGAATACTTTCGAGTCAACCCAGCAGTCATGAATAATCCGTCGTTTTCCGTCATAGATAATCCTAAGTTACTTAAAAAATTATTTGGAAAGAACGATCGAGGGATGAAGTTCATAGCCATAAAAAGTTTGGAATATTTAGGAAAAACAATAGACGAAGTCGCTAGGGACATGGTCCGCCGCAATGAAATGGGAGAAGGTATCCTCGACGCGACCATGTTAAGGGGAATGGTATTGATGTCCCAAGGAGAAATGACTTTGGATTCCAACATAAACACACGCCCGGGGTGGACCAAAGGCAATGAGGTGGGGCGTTTGGCTGGCATTATAACGGGATGGTCTTTTTCTCAAACTCAACGTGTCGTGGATACTTCTCGAGATGCTCAAGAAAAGGCCATGTGGGGCCACTTTGCGTTGAACTTGGCCTTGGCTTCCCTTCCCGTAACCCTTGTGTGGGCCTTTATGCTAGACGAATTTGATCGAAAGCTTCGCGGGAAAGCCCCGTACGCCCGTCAATATTCCACGCGTTTGGGTGCATATAAAAATTTCCAAGCTTTAGTCGAAGACGTGGATAGGACAGGACAACTTGGTTTGATTGGGTCCATGATGCACATGGCCCTGAATTGGACGGATCCTAAAATGGGCGTTGGGCGCGGGGTGGCGATGGAAAGGATTTTCGTAGCTTCGATGCTTGATAACTTCGTTACCTCCGTGAGAAGGACGTGGTTGCAAGGAGGAGTGGACTGGCAAACTGTAACTAGAGGAACTCCGGGGATGTCTGGTGCTATACAGTTTCTTCAAATAGCCAACAAGCTTGGCACGGACTTAGGTTTACCTCCCATATCCCCCACGGAATTTGCCGTCACCCGAAAATTAAACGCAAAAAGATATCTTCAAGCAGCTGGTGAACAGCTGGGATTGGAAGTTAGGGCCCCCATTCAAGGTATGCCTACCGAACAATCTTATTATACGTCGTTGATGTTACGGGCTGCAATGGAAGACAATCGAGAGGATTTCAGGGAGTTCTACGTTGAGGCTTTGCGGAGATCCAAAGAATTTTACGATGAGGAAGATAAAGCGGTGAGACGATCATGGAGGTCCAGACACCCTTTGAATAACGTGTTTAGGTCAAAGCCCAACGATAAGGAACTTCGGCGACTGTTCTCCATCATGCCCAGTGGTGGCCGGGAAAGCGTTCAAGACGCCATGAGGCTATTTGATAAATACGACAAGTTAATAACAAGCTACGAAAGATAAGATGCCTAAGAAAAAGAGAAAGCGCAATTATAAGAAGGAGTACCGCGACTACCAGTCAAAGCCGGCGCAACGGAGAAGAAACGATGCTCGCAAAAAAGCGAACCGTAGTAAAAAATGTCCGAAGGGTAAGGAAGTTGACCATAAAGATCGTAATCCACGCAATAATAAAAAATCAAATTTGAAATGTGTATCGGTTAAGAAGAACCGGGGCTGGAGAAAAGGCAAAAAAGGGAAGGCTAAAGGAAAATGAAATTATCAGAGCTACCACTCGACCTCGCCAAAAGCGGGGACACACTAATCGTCGTTAACGCAGAGGGGGAATCTCAGCGAGTAACCCTCTCCAGCTTGATAGACTACATAGGGACCGACGCGGATTTCGTGACAGCTTTTACAAAGAATTCGTTTTTCCAGAACCACTTGAGGAAAGAATTATTGCAGCTACTCGCTTCCGCTGGATTGGACACCGTTGCCGAAACGAACCTAGCGTCAGAGGGAGGATTTGTCTCCAACAATGGGTATATAGCTCCCGGCCAACAACTTAAGAACCCAGAAGCCGAGATAGAACTTACCGGTACCGTGAAGGTGGACTAATGAAAAATACAAATATATGTGAGATCCGGGGGAAGATAGTCATTCATCGCCGGTATTTCGGCATGATTGTGATGGAACCCCTCATGACCGACCCCTCGGGGAGTTGCGACGGGGAGGGACCGGATTCCGCGACTATCTTGGCGCAGGATACGAGCGACTATGTTCCTTGCACCGGAGGGGCCGGATGCTCCGAGGACTCCTCTTCGGACACAGGTTCCTCTATCTCGATGAGTGAGTATATCCACGACAATGACGGAGACGGCGTCAATGAATTTCACACATATGCGGAAGCCCGGGATTTTTGCCTTCCCCTTAAAATAAAGAGGAGATGTAAAGTAGACGACGAGTGGGGCCCGTGGGTAGAAGACACCGAAATGCTGACCTTTCCTAGAAAGCCGCCGGCCGGCTGGGGCATCGACGAAGACAGTGGGGCGCCTTATCGGAAATCAACGGGGTCTGATTACTGGAGAACTTATTACAGCAACGTGTTGAAGTTAGGGGAGTGTGGTGACGACTGCGAAGTGCGGATCATCAACAACGAATACGGGACTTTTTGGGCAACCGCGGTAAGCGAAGCCTCCGATCAACAAGTTAACGCTACCCGCTGTGGTAATGTATCTCAGTGCATAGGGTGGAACTCCCAATATGTGGACACCGACGACATGCCGTCGGGAGACTGCGCATATGGGATGTGGCACTCCAGTTACGACGATTTCTGGTTCCTCTATTCGGATAGATATAACGGAGATCCTTACCACGGAGAGGGAGGCATCCAAGACGCGGTCTTGGATAATATCCACGGTAACGTGGTCGCAGGTCGAGTGGGAATCGAAAATGCTTGGCCCGAAGGACGCCGCGGAAGCTGTTATCGCGCGCCCGCCCAGTTTGGCGGAAGTGTGGGTGGGGGCGGAGCCAGCCACCGGCCGATGGGTGCGGGGCATGTGAAGTTTGTACTTCAAACCGACGTTTGTGACTGCGACAACCCCGATCCGGATGACGACGATCTTACGTATGTGCCCATAATTCCATATCCCGGCGAAAACGTTTGGCCCGTCCCTTTAAACGATGGATATACCGTTCCCTCAGGGGGGCTGCCGGAGGGGCAAGTCGTGTATTTCGTTACAGGAGATCCCGACGAGGTCTCGCACCCCGACGATTGCGGCCGCATTACTTACTGGGTAGTGGAAACTGCGATACCCGCGGGCGTAATCATCCCCGAACCCACTGCGAACGGGCAGACGTGGGATACCATCGACGAGTTGGTGGATCTTTGCGTGCAAACCACGGCGCAAGCCGCGTCGCTCGGGCTCCCCTGCAATACCATAAGGAGATGCCTTCACCCCTTGGAATACGACGGTTGCCGGTACGACCCCGGTACTTGCGTAAGACTTCCCGGTCTCCCCGGGGAATGGACTTTGGTGGATTACCGAGTGTGCGCCACAACTATCGCGGAATCCTCTAAAAAAGAGCTCATTTTAGAGGGTGCCGACAACATGGTGGCAATTGAAGGTTGTTATTGGTCGGTCCGGTTGAAGGAAGATGTTGACGGGGCGGTGGACCCTGAAAACGACAACGAATGCGTGGCTTCTTGGGGACATCGACGTTTTAGTTACGCCGGCCTCGGGTGCTCGATGCGCGATGCCAACGGCGATCTCGAGCCATGGTGTTCCAATGGGGAAGGGCAAGTATTCATACCCACGGATAGCGACGGACTCTCATACTCGGTTGAATTAGTGGGCCCTTTCGACACCCATTTCGCCGCCGGATCGCTGAATCCGTACTCGGATTGGGTTGGGTTAATGGAAATGATGCTGAATAACGGGAGCACTACCGACGTTCCCCTGTACGGAGCGACCCTGCCGTACCTTCCAAGCTGGGCCGCTGTAAAATGGGCGGAGTATGAATCCGGGACCATAACCTTCGCCGAGTTCAAGACCTTCTGGAACGACTTCACCACTGCGCACCCCGGAGCGGAGCGAGGGTCGAACGCTGTTTTTAAGGGATCCTGCACCGAGGACGCTTGCGAGGAGAGTACGGAATCCGGTTCGGACGTACCGGGAATGGATGGTTGGAAATGGATCAAATCCGACGGTGTCTGGGATGTAACGTACAACGGCGCCTCCGCAGCGGGTCAAACCGTGTATTACGCGGCGGAAACGCTAACTGCCAACGGGTGGGTGATGTCCCAAAAATCAGGTACCATCCAGTCCTTTGGTTTTGAAAAAGGGGCCTCTTCCGACGCCGACCGTACCTATGGACCCACCAACTTCTTGGTGAATGGGGATGAGTGGGTCTCCTTGGATATATGGGATTTTCAAGATACCGAAGTATTCCACCCTTGGTCCTTCGGCGCGAGTTGGTTGGACGATTGGGATCCGCCGATGGCTTCCCCAACGGGTGCCGAAACGGATGAACATCCCACCCGAGTGGATTGCGACAGCGGTTTGTGGGATCATGGGGACTGCGAAAGCGCCACTCACGGGATATTCACCTTGAATTGTGACGCAGGTAGTTTGGAAGCCGGCGTAGTTGCCATTGAAGAATTGAGTCGAATCGTAGGAATTGGTGAAATTTATCAAAATTCCTTGATAACTGCCGGGGGACAGCCTGATAACGATTTGTGGGAATGCCCGGCTTCCTGTACTGTCATGGGAGACCCGGTGGGGAGTCCTCCCGAGCCGCCGATCCCAACACCTGTCGGCGAAGATGAGGACGAAGACCCTGTCTGCGTAGACCAGCCATGCCCGCCCGGCTGGGTGTGGGACGGCTCCTGCTGCTATGAGCTAAACGACGGCGATTGTACTCCCGGCGTGGACTGTGCGGAAGAGGAGTTAATAGATCCCCCCGTGGATCCCCCCGACCCACCGGACCCCGGGACGCCTCCTCCAATTGAATGTGATGGGACTACGGCAGTCCCCGAGGATGCTTTCACCGTTACCGGGACAGGGGGCGCCAGCGTGGCGACTCTAGGTTGTCTGGAGTTCACCGCTCAACACCACACGTGCGTGTATTTGGATTACTTGGCGTTCTCGGAGTGCGATGCAATCATCGTTACCATAGAGAACTTGTCCAATTTCCCTCAATATAGGGAAGGGGCTTGGATCTTGGTGCAAAACGTAGCAGAAATAGTTACGGGTGTGTACCCCATCAAGGACGTGACGGACCATTCGTTCACCATAGCCGCTCGGCGGAATGGTAGAACACCGCTGTCGGGGGAACCTATTCAGCCCGGCATTGGAAACTCAGCCAACTCGTTCCATGTCATGGACTTTACCAGCAACGTGTTGACGAACGGGGAATTCATGGAAACCAGTGGAGCGTTCGCGGGATGGACCGTAGATAACACCGTTTCCTTGGACCACCTTGACATGGCTGATGGTAAGTTTGCAACAGGTGGGTGGGGGAACTCCGGCACCATACCTCCGGATTACGATCCCATCATAGCTCAACAAGACGTTTACTTGGATCAGACAAAGACTTACGAAATACAGTTCGTGGGAGATGCTACGGTGTATGCCAACACGGACATTTCCGGAACCCTTTCGGATGATTCGGCCTTTACCTTGGCCTCGGGGGCGAGTTGGTCTTCGAACGTAGGGACCATTGACGGCACTCCGGTCACCATGGCGGACGACGAGTGGCCCCTTATCACTGTGCCTGTTTCGGGAACCTACACCATATACGTGAGATCGTATTCGGATGCCCCCAGCTCACCCTCTCCTTATGCTTATTACCTAGACAGAATACATATATCGGAATGTTAGAAAAATACCAGTTGAGCCTTACCGAAGAAGAGGTTAATGTTATCCTAAGTATCTTGACCACTCGCCCCTATGCAGAGGTACATCTCCTTATCGCAAATATACTAAAACAATGCGCTCTCTCAAAACCATCGGAATCGTCGCCCTCCTCGGACTGAGCGGATGTTCATTGCGAACATTTTATCCCACCATGGGCGCCGTGGTAGGAGGCGCAGCGGGGAGTCCTCTGGGAATCGCCGGGGCTGCCGTGGGGTCGGGAGCTGGTGCGGCGATCGGTCAGATCGCAAAAGGAGAAGGGGACGTGCGGGAGGCGAAGGAAGAGACCAAGGAAGTCATCAAAGCGATATCCGAAGGCGACGTGAAGAAGATGATTGAACTACGGGCGGGGGAACAGAAAGGCACTTTCGACAAAGTAATTGACGGCATCTACCGAATATTGTGGCTACTGGGCATAGCCTGCGCAGGGTGGTTCGTGCTACCAATAGTTTGGGCCCGGTGGCACGTAAAGAAACAAGTTAAAAAACATGTGGAGGACTTAAATGGAAAAGATAAAAGTAGTGGTTAATTGGTTCAATGGCCTTTCCAGACGTGGGAAAGCTTTAGTTGTAATGGGGACGGCAGCCGTGCTGTTCTTGATCATAGAGGGACTTAAGCAATGAACGACACGATTAGTGGAATCGCTGGCATAGGAGCTTTGGGGGCCACGGGGTCCGGTGCTACTTGGTGGCTCACTCAAATCAACCCGTACCTTGCTTTTGCGTCTGGCATACTTACAATTACGTTCATGTCTTGGTCGTTAATCCGAATGTGGAAAAACAAATGATGGATGGGTTTTCCTCATACGTGTTCTTGGGAGTGGGGGTTGCTATCAGCGTTCTCGGTTTCTTCCTTAAAAAGGAAGCTCGTAAAACCGAGGACATGAGTAAAAGGATAGGGACTTTGGAGATGCTTTTGGCCAAGAACGACGTACGGGATTGCGAACGATGGGCGGTGGCCCATAAATTAATGGAAGACAGGCGAGAGGACTGTATCAAACTCTATGACAGGCTTGGAAAGTTGGGAGCGGGAAAATGAAATTCGCCACTAAGCAATTCAAGCACGAGTTCAGGAATTTGATAGGGCGATGGAAACAAGAGTCCGATCTGGAGGACGACGAGTTGATATTAGCTGCAGTGGAGGCTCTGAACGCTTTTCGCTGCGAAGGAGAAGAAGATGGCGATATAACTTTTGAAGCTGACCCAAATATATTTGATGACATCGGAGACCAAGAGAGCGGGGACGATATATGAACAAATATTCATAGTACGTGCTTTGAGGGAGGGGTTTGAACCTCACCTCACGATAGGAGATTTCCTACCCCATGACATAATGGTAAGCAATGCGGCCGGCACTGCTTTCAGAGTGCAGGTCAAGGGTACCGCCAACGCAAAAGCCGAACAACGCAGTAACCCTCGATACCGCATAACCGCTGGTCGTGCAAGGGGTAGCAAAGCCAAGGTGCCTTTGGATTGTTCAAAAGTAGACGTGTTGGCCGCATACATCGAACCTGTGGATACGTGGTATCTAGTCCCTTGCCTCAAGATCAAGTCATGCTCGGTTTGGTTGTATCCGACCACCGAAGGCGGCTCCAAAGGATACTACGAACAGTTCCGGGAGGATTGGGACTTTTTTCGTTGACCGTGGCAACTGCTCGAGGATAGTAATCCCATGTATACGCTGGAGTCCTTTTCCTTAGTGGCCACGGAGGAAATGAAAGAAGAAGCGGCCATTCTACTGTTCTCTCTTCGCAAATTTCATGATCAGCCGATCTACCTCCTTTGCGACGGTGTTACCGAGGATTTCATAGCTCCATTCAATTTCCCCGACATCGTTTTCGACGTGGATGCCGATCCTCCGGATTTGTTGGCGGCAGCCGAGGAATATGAAGGCGTGAAGGAAAGGAACAAGTACCACCGAGTGGATTGCATCGCCAAGAAAATGGACGCATTGGAGCGGGCTATTTTGACGTATGGCAACACCCTGTTTTTAGATGCCGACATCGTGTCAGTGGCCCCCTTGGACACGAAGTTGACCCACCCCGTCATGCTGTCCCCCCATTACCACGGGAACGAGCCTGAGAAAAACCGGAAAGTATATGGCTACTACAACGCGGGTTACTTATTTTGCGCGGATTTAGGCTTACCTGACTTTTGGCGGGAAATCTACCGCGACCGATCCAATTTTTACGAACAACAAGGCATGATTCATTTCCACGAGGAGTTTGACATAGGGAGATTCTCCCCTTCCCACAACCTAGGTTTTTGGCGATTCAAACTAAAAGACGGCAGTATAATGGCACCAGAGCCCATGAAGGTGATTTCATTTCACGCTCACTTAACTAACCACATGTTCGTGAACGCAGACCCGGGGTTGGAAAAAGTGTACCGGGAAATGATGAACCGTGTCCTGTACTACTTGGCGCATTACCATTTGGATATATTTAAATTCGTAGAGGGGGTTCGAAATGTAAATGATTGAGGACATCATATCCGCAGACTGCGTGTGGGTTACCGTGGACATGAGTGACCCCAAGTGGGCTAAGAGGTTCACCGAAGCCACTGGGCGTAAGCCGAACGTGGACCGATACTCCACGGTAGCCAACGAATTGCAAAGCTCCGTAGCAAGTTGCTACAAATACATGCCTTGGCACAAGGGAAGGAAGATAGTGGTCACGGATGACCAAGACATCCCCGGGTTGCCTTGTGAAATCGTGGATGTTCGGGACTACCTACCGGAAGAGTATTATCCAACGTTTAATAGTGACCCCCTGCAACTTTACCAAGACCTTATCCCCAACCTCTCGGAGACGTTCATATCTTGGGATGATGATATTTTCCTAACCAAGGACATCGAACCCGACGTCTTCCAAGCCGAGGGGAAGCTCGCTTGTTACGGGTTCCCCCATAAAAAGAAAATTGGTAAGGGTAGTTGGGGTCAAATGCAGTCCCTCCTACTTGGGGCCAATCCGGGTTGGGAGTTCTTTAACTCCCATATGCCCCACATTCTAAGTCAATCCGCGTGCCGCGAGATGAGGAGGAATTATCCGCAGCTCATCCATACAGCGTGTTCGGATGTGGTTAGGGGGAAGAATTGGTTGGGGGGAACTGACGCAATCCATTCGCTTGCAAGCGACCACTTTACTCAAATCATAAACGATGGGAGGGGGTACCGCATGACAGAGTATCTCGGGTATCACGACTTGATGGAAAACGAATACAAAAGGAAAAGAAACACACCCTTCCTATGCATCAATAACTTCGCTGGGCAATCTCCAAAAAAATACATACAATTCCTCAACTCGTTATGAGAAAAGTCGCAACAATCGTTGAAACGCGGGTGCATCCCGCCCTTGGGTTCGTTGTGGACAACTTCATGTCAATACTCCCGAAGGAGTGGGAGTTCCAGATTTTCCATACGGATGACTACGTCCGTCGACAGTTGGTGCGCGACCTCCCTATTCGTCATGGCAGGAAGATTCATTGGGACAAAATACCCGATGTGCCCTACACGCGCACCATGCACGATTATAGTATTCTCCTCCTTAGTAATGACTTTTGGGAGAAATGCCACGGGGATTTGATTCTTATGTTCCAGACGGATACGATGCTATGTAAGGATTCAAAGTATAAAATATCGGATTTCGAGCATTATGATTATATCGGAGGGGTTCCGGCGGCGGGAACTAAGAATGGAAATCTCGCTCGCGCCGGGGAACCCCCCTTTATGAACGGGGGCTTGTCTCTTAGGCGGAAAAAGGCGATGCTCGACGTTCCGAAACCTACTCTGAAACTCAATCTAAAACTCAAAAGTGGCGGGATAGAGCCCGAAGATAGGTTTTATAGTAGAGCATTCATGCACCACCCGGACCTTGGTCGGGATAGTAAGCGTTTTTCTTGGGACCATGGATATGTTGACGAGGACATCCCGTTCGGATTGCACAAACCTTGGCTGGGGCCAGCCACTCGCCGACTCTTTAGTAAACTAATCCCAGAGACAGACCGACTAAGGAGATTATGCAAAAAATCATAATCACCGGATTTCCCCATTGTGGAACCACTATTTTGAAATCAATAATAGGGCATATAGAAGACGTTGAAGAAATTGACGATGAAAGAACCAAGGCAATCTTGTATAGCAAGAGTACGGATAAGCCGTATTTAATGTGTAAATATCCACGAGCGGACCTTAAATTTTTTGGTGAAGACTACGAAGATTATATAAAAATATTTATTATTCGTAATCCACTATTTGTTTTTTCATCAATAAATAAACGATTTGCGAATGCCATCCCTCGGCACCAGCGGGTCCGGCCCACAATTGCAAAATATATTAGTATCGTAAAACGGTTTATCAATTATAGAGATAATCCGGAAAAAGATATATATACTATTAAATATGAAGACCTCTTTAAAAATGAGCATCAAGCATTAAAAATAATACTAGACGATATTGGTCTAAACTATGATGATACTATATTTGATAATACCAAATATACGAATGTTTCTCACTCCGGTGTTAAACTACCAGTTAAAAAACCCAAGGATAAAGACCACGAGGAATTGAGAACTTGGCAAATTAACCAACCCTTTGTATCAAATAATGATATTTCAAAAATTGATTTAAGTGAAATCCAAAAACAACAACTAGTTAATGACCCACATATATTAGACCTTTATCCGGACATGGAGGAACTATGAAATTAGCTTTGGTATGTATAGCCAAAAACGAAGACCATTATATCCAAGAATGGGTTGATTATCATACCGCTCTGGGGTTTGACGATATATGGATTTATCAAAACGAATGGAGAGCTGAGGGGGTAATCGGGGAAAACGTCCATTTGGTTGAACATGACGGGAAGACCGCTGCCCATAAGCCCATATTGGAGCGACCGCAGATGAAGGCTTATAACCTTTTCATCGAATCGAATAAAGGGAATTATGATTGGGCATGTTTCATAGACGTCGATGAGTTTCTCGTCCTAAAGAAACACGATTCCATTAAAAATTTCATTCAATGCTATGGGGAGTACGATAGCATTGCGGTGAATTGGCATATCTTCGGAAACAACGGGCATAAAGAAGTCTCAAAAGGGAATTATAGTGTTATAGATAGGTTCACGAAAAGGGGTATCGGGGTTAATAAGCACGTAAAAACAATGGTCAAGCTAAGTAAGAATCCCGTGTATAGAAACCCTCATTATTCTAATCTCAAATGGGTTGATACGAATTTACATGTCGGTCGTGGTCCCTTCAATCCCGACGGGCCAGACGACGTGGCGCAGATAAACCATTATTTTTGCAAAACTAGAGAAGAATATGTCCATAAGATGAGCAGAGGCCGTGCGGCATCACACCAGCCACGGGATGCGGAGCCCGATTACTTACGGCACAACCTAAACGAGGTAGAGGATTTGTGGGCCGTCGCATTCCTGTTGTGTTGACCTGTGGACACCAAAAAAAATCCAAAAAAAACCTCCGCTCCCGGCCGGCAAGTCTGGCGTAGCGACAGCCGCGAGAGCGAAGGCAAACTAGACAAAGAGTATTCTACCATCGAAGGCATGATTCGTCAAACAATGGAGCTTCCTTTGGAATCAAAGCAAAAAAAAAGCCCGCCCCTCCGAAGAGGGACGGGCGCGTAACCACAACGCAACCTCAAGGATACCGACCTTGAGCCGTCAAGGCATCTATTATTTCTTCGGTATCATCAAGAACGTTATCCGAATTAGCATGACAATCCGGACATCGAACGGGATCCGGTAGTTCTTGCGGATCTTCGTCCAATTCCTCATCGCAATCTATGCATTTCGGCAAAGCGTAGTACGAGTCGTGGGCTTTTGGGTCGTGTAAGTAGATGTCTATGTTCATGTTACATTCCTCGGGTTCTTCGGATGCCATATCGGAAATCGGCTTGTCATCCATGTTGGCAAACTTCTTATGAATACGCGATATTTCTCGTACTCCTTTGTCAAAACCCAGCTGTATTTGTTTTCCGGTTCCGGGCAGTTCCTTTTGTTATGCCCCGTGCGTCCGCAGTTGGAACAGTGATATCGACGGCGCGCACGTCCCGAGTGTCCGCAGTTAGAACAGCGATACGGGTAGCGGGTGCCTACTTTGTAGTTTACTTTAGTCATCAGTATTTCGGGTTGAAGAATTTTCTAGCTTGGTTCGGGATACCTAAATCGGGCAACTCTTGCCCGTGGCAATACCCTTGGGTGGTTATCGTTTGACCATGTCCAATAAATCTAGCGATATCCTCGTAAGTTACGCCAGCTTCTTCCAAGCGGGTGGCGAACGAATGCCTTAGGCAATGGAAACTTTTTCCATGGATGCCCAACGAGTCGGTGATTCTTTTGAATCGCTGGGAGAATTGGTTTCTTTGAGGAGAGTCGATAAGTCTATATTGCAGGGGGAAATAGAACTCCCCGTTGAGATCGTCCAGTTTCTCGGCATTTCCGTATTGGTGGGATACTGCACCGGAGGCGGCGGCGATCCATGACCTTCTTTTCAATTGGTTCGGTATGTCCACCAAATGACGGTGACCTATCAGCGGATTATCCAGTGGTAGAAAGACCCTCTTGTTTCTCTTCTTCGTCCAAAAAAGCATGCCTGCAAATTTCGGCAGCTCGTAGTCAAACAACTCGTAATAGAAATTACCTACCTCGAGGCAAGCGCAGTCATGCAGACGAACTCCCGTCCAGTACGACAAGGGAACCGCAATCTTCCAGAAGGTGGCCCATTGCCGTGTCTTCATCTGCTTTGCCCCATGTTCCCACATCGTGACGTACGCCAAGATTGACTCATACTCGTCGTAGGTGAACGGAACACGCGGCTCATCCTCGAGCTGTCGTATGGCTAAGGTTTGCGGCCGTATCTTTATCAGTGAAGACGGGTCTTTGTCCAGCAAGCCCTCGGCGTAAGCAAATTTGCAGAAGCTTTTCAAAGCGCTGATATATTGCTTGATCGTACTGTACTTCAACCCGCGTTTGCCTTTGTCTCTCAGAAACTGGTTGATGGTTTTCCAAGTGACGTCCTTGAGCTTCCGCCTCTTGGCGAAAGCTTTCAGTCGTTTTTCATATGTGTCCCGAAGGGCGGGGGAGAGAGTCTCCCCCAACCATTCGGACCACGCGTTAACTGCTTTGTTAATACTCATGCTAGTGTTGGGTCGAATATTTGGGCCGCATCGGCAAGCTTGGTGCGTAAGGACGGCCATTCCCTTATGCAAACTTGTTCATCTATCGTTTCCCCGGCGGCGTAATCAATGAGGTGTTCCGCCAAGATGTCCTCCGGTGTGGAGAACTTGGGTGTGCGAGTCATTCGTTTTCCATGGAGACAGAGCAATGCTGACTCCTGTTTGTCGCTGACTCGGGAGAACATGGTATCCTCGATGGATTCCGCATGCAGCACACACCAGATATTGACTGTCTTGGGAGAGTTGACTCTGAACACACGCCCGAAGGCTTGTTCCTTGGTGCCGTAACTCCACTCCAAGCTCGTACATATCAAGTTGGGGCACTGCGGGTAGGAATGACCCATCGCACATTTGATTCCCATCAACATAATCTGTGTTCGTTGATCCTTGAAATCCTGTGATTCTTGGCTTTGCATTCTCGACGACATAGACCCGTCCAATCGAGAAGTCGTTACTCCAGACTCCCAGAATTTTTCCTCCAACGCGTTGGTCATTCCGTGGCGTGCCGACACGATTACCACCTGCTCGTGCTTCTCGAGACACTGCAGCGCTAATTGCAGCACGGTCATGGTTTTTGGATTTTCCGGAGGCGATCCATAAGCGGAAGGGTCCGCGCACACTTGCCTAAGCTGGCTGTATCGGGCAAAGGCCCCTCTCGCCATACTCTTGGCAATGTGGTACGCCCGCGCTTGTATTTGTCCCAACGGAACCCTAACTTCATTGATGATACATTTGGGCATGTCGTTCCGACAGTCGCTTTTGTCAACATATCCAATGGTAGGCTTCAGTAGTTTGAGCAGGCTAGTGGGTTGACTCACTATGTTGGACCGTCTTCGCACTCTTCTTTGCCGACCTTTGACATATTTGACCGATGCTCGCATGGTGGCGGTCAAGTCATCTTCGTAGGTCAAGTAAGCGGATTCGAAGTTACCCTTTTGCTCAATTGAGTAAGGGAAGCTAACTGAGCGCTTGTTCCCCCTGTACCACTTGGGAACGGTGACCCATCCCATTATCCCGAACAAGTCGCCAATATTATTGGGAATGGGAGTAGCCGATAGGCAGTACCGGTACTTTGACTGCATTCGAAGGAACGCGCGACCTCTCTGTGACTTTATGTTCGCCGCCACGGTGTGGGCCTCGTCCAATACGATCATGTCGAAGTCGCCTTGTTCTTGGGACACCACCGAACTCAGACTAGGTTTCGCAACGCAGAGTATCTCCCCTTCTCCGCAAGTTTGTCCAAGCCCCTTGTGATACTGCTCCTCATGTATGAGATTGTCCTCGTCCACAGGCGGCATCTTCATGATTTTCCGGAACTTTCGTTCGACCAGCCAAGGATCCTTTCGGCCTTCCTCTTTCCATGTTTGCGGTAAGTACTCCCGAGCGCCCGAAGTAAACATGGCTTCGGGGTAAGTGATGTACACTCCGGGGGGCAGCTTGCCCTTGTACCGTTTCTTCAACAACTCGTAGTGATCGAACGAGAACAACTCGAAGGTGTTGATGTCGGGAGCGAAGTCGGCAAACTCTTGCGCCCATTGAGCGGGAGTGTACCCATTTCCGCTGGTCACAGTTGATGCCGGTGCTATGAGTAAGATTTTCAAGGCATCCTCCTTCACCTTCATCAATGTGATAGCCATCAAGGATTTCCCGCATCCGCAGGCGGCGCCCACTATGCCGAAGTCCCGGCACGCCATGCGAGCAATGAAATCTCGCTGACCTTCATAGTATTCGAATCCGCACATCATTTCATATACCTCGAGCCGATTGATCACATCATCATACGTTTCTCTCAAGGTCTCCTTGACCGTGGATATCTTAGGCCGTTGGAAAGCCAGCCACATACAATCGATGTCGTGCAGTCTGTATTGCCCATTCGAGGGCAGCCGGCTCGTTGGAAACAGGGTCGGCTTTTCCAAGAAGTAGTTCTCCTCGCCGAAGTCGTCCCGAACAACGATGGCTCGATCCTTCCCTTTACGGCTGATCCGGTGCTTCTTTTTCAGATAGCTCTTGGTCTTTTCATCGTAATAAGGACGATTGACTACGAACTTCTCCGAATACTCGAAGAATTCCGTGCGGACAGGATATGTCCATCCCTTGGTGAACGACATGCCGGATACGGCGTCGTCACAAACCAACCCCTTCTGCAACCCATCCACGTAGGCGATGAGCTCATAGTCAGTTGGGGGCATCAATGGAGCGCAGGCTTTCCCGTATGCCTTTAACGCTACGTTCAACTTGATCTCGACTGATACTGCTATCTTGAACAAGTCATCGTTATAGGCATCTATTATTTCTTGAGCATGTTCCCTCAAGTATTGCTCACGAATAACTTCTTCGGCGATCTTGCCATCGAAGCACTCGAGTTTTTCACACCACTCCTTGCCGAGCTCGACTCGTTGGTCATCCATCAAGTTGATTTGAATCAACCCGTCAATGGAGTAGGTTAGTACTGGATTTTCATTAGTTATCATGTCTATACTTTATAATATGGCTACATTTGTTGTTTGAGTTGTACTGCGGTTTCAGCTGACTGTTGCGTTGCGTGGCCACGAATCCTTCATAGAACTCACAGCCCCAACGTTCATTGACCTCGGGGATTTCTTCCCAGATATCCGTGGCCCTTTCATCCGAGGCCGCGAATTGATCAATGAGATACACGTTGTTTTCCCGCGGCTTGTCTCTCCAGTCATGGACAGGGAGAAAGGTCCTCAGCCTTTCATGCCGCTCTATGAATGGAGGAGCATGCATCGAGGATTTGCTGGTCCCTGCCGAGTAACGTCCCTTTGAGTTTTTCCAATGCGTCCCAGCATGTGGATCCTGAGTGGAAAGGCAGTCCCAATAGTCAATTACGAACAAAGAGCCTCGCCCGATGTCATGTCGACGTTGGAGTGCCTCGCAAACAAGCCACGCTGGATCGGATTGCTGGTGCGGAATACGGATCGAGTGTCTGCTCAACGTATTGATGACGGATGCGAACTCATCACTGATGCTTAACGGCTGACCATGTCGGTTGAACATCCTCATGGATGTCAGATGGATAAGAGCCATCCAGCCGTTATACTTCAAGCTAAGCAGCTGGGGGATGAACCCCAACTGCTGCTCGAATCTTCCACCCGTCATGGGACGCTGATGGAAGAACGGTAATGAATCCGGGTCCGTTGGTAGTAATCCCGGAATGTTGTCTTGCATTACTTTACCGCCACTACACAGGACCACAAGTCGTGGAAGTGCTTGTTCTCTTCTTGGGACAGTATGGAGTGTCGTTCCCCATGGAACTTCTTGCTGATGGCCAGCACCTCCTTCACTTGGACAGCTTCCGCCGGGTTGGATCCGTGCTTCTCGAGAAGTTCCGCGAGCTCGCCGAGGAAGTCTTCTTGTTGGTCGGCCGGTATGGCGGAACCATCCACGTCCAGCTTGAACTTCTCCGTGACGAACCGTCCGTATGATAGGCCCAACAGTGATTGGATTTCGCTGAGGCGTTGGGCTGACTTCGGATCTTCTCGGTCGATGGTTAGGTCGTAATAACGGCTGGTGAATATGACCTTCACCGAGCCGGACTTGCCGTCCGCTTGGAACGTGTCCTCGGTGAGGTCCTTATCCTCGTTGTTATCCACCCAAGTATCGAGGCCGTAGTTCTTCAAGACACCATCGATTTGTTTCTTGGTGCCGGAAGCGGCCTTCTCGGTGCTAGCGCAATCCACCCGTTGGTCGACCATCTTGGAGATAGTGCCGTCCGGGTCCGGTAGCTTTGAGTAGACTTTCGTTGATGTAGTTGCCGCCTTCTTACCGAAAGCTGACAATGCGTTGTTGGTTTTTATAGCCATATTGATGTGATCCTCCCAGATCAGTTGATTATTGTGTGTATTGCGAGGGCGGCGATACTGACTGATATCACCCCCAGTAGAACTACGAAGTATTTGGCGTACCGGGTCAGCTTGGCATCCAAGTCAGTTACGTGCAGTATTATGTCGAGCTGCGGGTTCCGGCGTCGGGCAATTGTTTCTTGCAGTTGCTTTCCCGCAAGCTCTCGCCTTGTTTTCCGGTGTTGCTTCTTCTTGGCCTTCTTCTTCTGGTCAGCTCGAAACGTTCCATCTTCCGCTCGATATATTCCCGATTGCTCCATTGACCGAGCTAGTGAGCTCCTCTTTTCATCCGGGGTCCATGTGGTGTGAGGAGGAGTTACCACGTAACCTCGGGGATTGCCCCTCTCGCCAATTATGTCAATTGACCACCCCAAGCCTCGCATGACCGAGATTTCATTGGATAGGTTCGCCTTGTTTATTCCCATTTCCTGCGACATGACGTCCAGCGTGGGAAGTGTTGAGTTATTCTCTATTACATTCCGTACGCGATCACGTACGGTTATTGGTTTTTCTACTATTGTTTTCACTATTCTGTTCTTTCTTTTGGTTTTTAGGTTAAACGGCATCTGCCATTTCTAAGATTTGTTCTATTTCGCCAACGATTTTCGTGCCTGCATTGGCCGCAGTCTTGCGAAGTAACGGATTCTTGCGGAGTTGATCAGCGTCAAGCCCCTTGAGGCAAGTGCGAATGTCGGTTACCACGTCATTAAGCACAGGGTCATCCTCAAGATTGAGAGAGGGAGCCACTTCCAAGGTGTCCAACAAGTTGGTGAGAGTGGATGACTTGAATCGCTTGTCCGGTTGGGCCATTACGTCAGCGAAGTGGCTCGTCACCTCGAGGAGGCCAGTCCACACGGACTGTTGAGCTTCTTGCATTCGTTTGGAAACGACCTTCTCGGCCTTGGCTGCAATTTCATCGACCGTTGCTTGTTGCATATCGAGGAGGAAGTGCTCCTTTCTCGGTATGGGCTCGAACTCGAGGTCAATACTGAAGCGTTGCCTCAAGTCCGGGATTGATGGGTAATCCCCGGGATCGTACATATTGCCGAGCTGAGCTTTCCCCGCCTGCTCCCAAGAAGCGTAATCGTTCAAGAAGGTGTTGGTGCAATCATTGACGGTTTGTATGTGCTTGTCGATTGATGGCAGGTTCTTCATGTACGATTGGTTGGGGAGAAGTCGCCGACCCCTGTCCCATGGGAGCGTTATGTGGTTGATGAACTCACGTAGCGCATTGACGGCACGCCCCCTAGGCTTAAGAGCCTCGGGAGGTACCAACTTCTTTACAAAACTTCCCGACTTGCGATCGGCGTTCTGCGATTGACAGGTAGCGATTGACACACTCCTGTCGACTTTCTGCCCACCCCAGCTGCTGACTTGCAGCGCCACTAGTTGAGCCTTCTTTCTTATATCCGTCATTATTTGCCTTCCTTATTTAGGTTGAGTAAAACTTGAAGATCGTTACGGGTAACACACAGCTTGACTACTTCATCAAGCACGGCGTGCGTTATGCTTGCGGTAATTGCAGCAATGTCCGCGCCATCACGATTGCTAGCTCCCCCGGGGAGAGAGTCCCCCAAGTCTTGGAGAGATACCTCCGCTTGGCTGAGTCGGGCCTCAATCACATTGAGTGTCTGAGCTGGAGTCTCGTCGGGATCACCTTGACACGGATTCGAGCAATTCCCGAGTATGTCTTCGACCTTGTCGAGTCGTTGAGCGGAGTTTTGTTGCTCCAAAGCGGAGAGTCTCCCCTCCATGAGCATATTGGATTCACCGAGAACAACCACTTCCTTGAGCGCTTCCTTGGCAGTATCCTTAGCTCCCGTCATGAATTCCCGGAAACCATCGAGTTCATCAGCAGTTACGTGGGCCAATGGATTTGGGTCACCGACTTGTTCATCCACTTGGCAAGCCAGCTCGGGGCAGGGTTGAGCGGCATCGAGCGGATCGACCTTGCTGTCAACGCCTCGAACCTCGCCATCATTCTTGGAATGGGCTTCAACTTCTTCGGAGTCAGCCGTGTATTTTTCTATTGTGCTCGTGCGGTCCACAGGCGTCTCCTTTTCTCCTGCCATCAACTCGGCGAGGGGAATTGCAAACGGATGTCCCTCGGGCAAGGGATCTCCGGGCGCAAGAGGTTCAACGGCCTCCAATCCATTGATTACTCTATCGTAGAACTCCTCGACCCGGTCGTCACCGACCAAAGGCCCACGGACAGCGTGGCCTAATCCGCCCTTAGCCGTTCCATCGGAGTCAACGAAGCCCTGCTCAATCAGAATACCGTTGACCCACTTGGTGAAGTGGGGACGAAGTCCCTTGAGCTTGGCGATTTGTAGTATTTTCCCATTTCTGGGGTCGTTTTGGCTAGTAGCCATATGTAGCTTAGTCATTTTTCCTTTCCTAGTTAGCAAGTTCCATCCGGCTAACAGTGCCGAACGGTGGTTTGAATGTTTTATTATAGTAATCCCCGACCATCATCCAGAGGACAGGGATTTCGGGATCATCCCCGAAATCATCACAGCAGCCGTCCGTCATGTAGATCAAGGCGGCTGGGTCTTCGGTGAGGTATTGACGGTCCTTGAACTCCTCCATGACTGGAGAGAACATGGTACCGCCTCCGCCTCCCTTGATTTCTTGGTACGGCATGTCGCCGGACGTCAGTGTTTCATGGCCGTGTAACTCAGTGTCACAGTAAAGGACGTCAATTTCCATCCCTTGACCATTTGAATCATAGCAGTCCAGACAGTGCATTATCTCCGAGCACATTTGCCGGATCTCATCCACTGTCACGGAACCGGACGTGTCGATGGCAACGGCAACCCGTGCCCATTGGATTCCGTCCCTGCCCGGGAGGCAGGAGTCGGGGAGGCTGCGTCGAGTATTGACCGTGGTCCAACTGTAATCCAAGGGGAATCTTTCTGACAAGAAGTCGTTGAGAATTTTCTTCCAATCAACGGTAGGTTTGAGTAACCCCTCGAATTTCTCCCGCAAGCCACCCGGCATCTTGCCTTGGCGTCTGGCGGTGTTCATCGCTTGTCGAATTGACACTGCCATCAGCTGCTCGGCCGCTTTCTTTTGGGAATCGGTTAATTTTACGTCCCCTTCCCCAGTCGCATCGCGTACTTCGCCCCAATCTTGGCCAGGTACGCCGGGCACACCCGGTGGTTGCTGACCTCCCAGCCCACCATTGCAAGGTCCGGGAGGGTTCCCATGCCCCTGCGGCGGCGGCGGATATTTCTTGTACAACTTGGCGTAAGCTTGTTCAGCCGTGTCATCCTTGTACTCATCCTCGAGAAGAGCCCCATCGGGCAGGACTTGACTGTCGACATGAACCAACAGCCAATTTATGCAATAATCAGCCGCCATGTTCCAGAGTTGACCGTCCCGGGGTCCTCGGCGAAGGTGGTGCATGAACACCACGTGAGCTAGTTCGTGTAGGATGAGTCCGAGTAGTTGTTCTTCGGTCAACAAGTCGATGAATTGAGCATCGAACACCAGTCGGCGGCCGTCCGTCCAAGCAGTGCCCTCTCCCATGCGAACCGACATCAACAATTGATACATGATCGCCGCCCAAAAGGGCTTTTCCATGACCAGCTTCCGACATTGAATGCGTCTGATTCGGAGGGTGCCCTTGTCGATAAGGTCTTTCTGGTCCTCTTTGCTGAGGGGAGCTGATGTTGGTGCTACGTTTATCCGTGTCATGGTAGCACCACTTCCTTGGTGGATTGAAGCAGGTCATCGTACTTGGATACTTGCATCAACGCCTCGTTGTTAGTGACCACGTCCTGTTGGAACACCATCCGGAACTCGGGCGAGAAACGAAGCACGTAGTCTACGAGTTCATCGAAGTTCTTATGATCAGCCTTGTTGGCCAAGAACCCAACCAACGCGTAACACTCGTTTGGTTCGTTGGGGACGCGGGTGCCGTAAGGATCTTTCATAATCTCGGCGAACGAAGGTAACTTGCTGATAGTCTTGACGAACCCGGCCAGTTTGGTACCGACCACATCTCCCACGGTGCCGTGGATGACAGCCAAGGGAATATCAGACATATCGATGCTTTCTTCTTGGTAGCGATTGATCCACCTGCCCATCCTAGACAAGTTCCTTGGAGTACAGCACTGGTGTTCCACGTTCTTCTCCGCCTTGAACTCGAACAGCGGAGTTCCCTTGGAATTGACGAAGCGGGCGAAGGCCAACAACTCATGCGGGCATGGGTCATATGGTTCATCGCTGTAATCAGCCACGCCGTGCTTGCTGACATAATTGCACCACTCGGCGACATCCGGGCGTGTTGGCAAGATGGTAGCGCGACCCTTGATTGTTTCGATCACGCCTTGGTTGGCACCGGCCTTGTCGTCCGAACGGTTGGTGGCAATGCAGAACCGGATGTGCTCGCTGATTGGGAAATCATTCAATCTTCTCTCTTGAACGATTTGCATGTATCCGGTTTGAACTGATATCGGTGCAGTGCCGAAGTCGTCCAAGAACACCACCGTTGGCCTCTTGGCGTACATCATGCGTCGCATGTCTCCGAAGGGGAGGAAGTTGGGCACCGTGTCCCCGGTTTCCGGATCCTTGTCGAAGTGTGGCATCCCCTTTACATCCACCGGGTCACTGCAGCAGAGGTGAACGAATATCGAGTCAAAGCCGACCGCACGAATGGCGTCCTTGACGAGAGCCGTTTTCCCCTGTCCCGGTGCCCCCGTGACAATAGTGTTCTCATTATTGATGAAAGCCAATTTCAAGCATTGAGTTAGCTCGGTTGGCGTTAGCGTTGGTATTTCCATATTTCTTCTTCCTTTACGTTTCGTACATACCCCTCGCGTTCACGGAAGGTATCTACATTTGTTGTTCTGTTCATTGGCCGCCCAGTAAGCGGACATAAATTTTTCACTCGGTACCGAATCAGTTGTTTCATGTATATATTCTCCAACTTGTTCATGGGAAACTGGCGGTTGAATTTCCGAGTCAGCCCAAAAGACTTGGCCCACCACCGTAGCTTATGTAGTGATTGCCACACGCAATTGGCGTAGCAATACCTGCGACTGCGAAGGGAGCGGGTGATCAACTTGTCACAATAATCTTTCATCCAGTTGTATATTTCCATTGGAGAGGCATCGAACATGTCCACAGGCATAAATAGCACTGCATACGCCGTACTCATGACCGGAAATTGTCCAATTGATCGGTCGTGGTAAAGCTGACCTATCGAGTTAGTTAATTGAAGTTGTTCGTCAAACCCCTTGGACACCCTGTGTTGGTTGAATTCCCGAGGGAACTTAAGTTGATTCTCCAACCGAGGGAGGTAGCAGTTCACATAATCCAACCGAGATCGCTTGCTCAGCGGCATGCCGGCGGCATCCACGCCATTGGCCAGTTCCAACTTGAGCCTATCGTACGTAATTTGATGGACTCGGAGGTCATGAGCTATCTCTTCTTTCGGGCGAACCTCGGTCACGCTGGCATGGGATCGAACCAACAACCAGTCGGGGGTTGATTGTCTCTCTGATTTCCTTACCACGCAATAGGGGCGGTCGTATGCGTACGTGGCTGGGTATCCTTTGAATTCTTTGGAGGACAAGGCGCTGACATATGGATCGCGGAAAGCCCTTACCGCATCAACGGTGCATCTGAACCTCACGGGCCCTGCGAATGGCGGAGAATCCCCTTCCGGATATTGTCCCCGCTGATGGTGACCGGTAGCTTCGGACACGTGCATTGAATCCAAGGTTCCGTTGGACAACACAATGAATCCGCCGGAATAATCAACGTTCATGGTATTGAGTATCGTGGGTCCGTCTCGGCTCTGCTTATGAGATACCCTGTTTCGAGGGAGTAGGACGACAAGGGAACCAGTCAATGCATTGAATACTTTTCCACTTTGACAGTCGTTGTCGGATATGTGCCACTTGACGGCTAGGTTACATCTCTTGCGATATAACTGCTTCAAGTACTTGTAGGAAATATTCAAGCCTCCGTTGGGTGGGCATTTGCAAGTCAAGACTTGGTCACAATCCTCATGATGCCTCTGCTTGAGGTAATCCTTTTTCGCTTTCTTGAACATTTTGACGGTAAAAGCTGGAAGATACTTATAGAACACGTTGCGTGCTTTGTGTAGTGATTCTCTCTCAGAATCGGGCAAGCCCGTGGGCGGTGTCAGTATATTGGGGTCATTTATCAATTTTCGAAGGCGACCGGGGTGACTGCCTTTGATGAATTTCATCTCGGCATTCAATTGATACCGGGGACTGTCCCAACCAGTTGTTCTTTTCGGGTCAATTAGTTGGTTCATCATCAGAGCCAAGTACTCGGCGCCTCGGCGGTCAGTTTCCATCAACGTCTCCAGCATGTTGATCCACTCGCCGAGCCACGCTATCTGTTGATGGGTGCTGTTTCTGTTCGTGCCTTTAATTGGGAGGTTTGTGTAAGCGGGCCCAGTTGTTCGCAGATACCAACGTCCCTTCAACTCCTTGTTCATACGTGCGGTGAGCCACCGAACGGCCATGAGTTGATTGTCCGCCTTTGTATTGGTTTCAGCTCCCGGCGGGTCATATGATTCCTCGGGGAGTTCCCATCCCAAATCCTTCCACTCATACAGTCCCTGCCCAACCCGCTTGAAACACAAGTTGAACGAACGAATGTGTGTCCAGCCCAGCTCGAGCGTTGTTCTAACACGGCCGTGCTCGCTCTTTGCATCTGGCACGGGCGTATTGACATAGAACCAAGACCTTTTGGGGCTGCGATAGTGTGAATCCGTATGAGCTTTGTAGCAAAGGTTGTCCTTGATCAAGGAGTTGCGCTGTTCCCCGAACACTCCCAACAAGTTGATGGGAGTAGTGAAGAGGTGGTCTTGGGCGTCATTGTAGTTGGGATGAGCACGGAAGCGCGTTGCGTCCCATGAACCAGTCTCCCTGCGACTGGCGACTGCATCAGTTTTATATTCTTTGCAAGGCGCGGCCAATGCAGGTGAATAAGTGTCCTTGCAGACAATGTACTGTTTCAAGCGAGGCATCATCCCGATACGCAATCGCACGCGGTCGCTGTTCAGTTCAAACCTCCGTCCGTAGATTATGCTCTTGGTGCCATCGAGGTGCTTGCCACTAGTCTGGTCTGGATCCTTTCTTTGGTGACCGTAGTCATTCCTAAGATTATACCGCAAAGCGTAGGGTTCTTCCGGATTGTCATAGGAATTCCACAATTCCGCCACGTCAGTGCAAGTGAATCTCTCTTTGCTAGTTTTCAATTGATCGCTGGGAGTGATTCCCCACCTCACGCGGAGGTCAAGCGTGGGGTCTCGCAACCACTTGAGTATGTATTCAATCTTGTGACGACAGGTCTTGGCTTTGCCGACCCACCACTTGGCATTGATTTTGGATACAAGCTCCCGTTGATAGCGTACTTCGTACCCCTTTGACTCATCTTCCAACTCCCACTTGTCCACTATGCTGGCTCCCGAGTCATGAAACAAGGAGGTGAGGGTGGCGAACGGTGCATAGAATGGGTATTCGAACAGGCTCAGGGGAGATTCCCACCTTGGCTCAGACCCTATCAAGAAGTCGTGGGGAATTAACAAGTAGCCTTCGGGTAGCACACCATGGAAATCATCCTTGAATACATCTTTCTTGCCATTCGTTCCCCAAGAGGTATTGAAGTTTTGCCCTTCGCTTACTGCGAGGGGTCTACCGCAAACATTTGCGTTCCACTTAAGGTCGTATGATTCATGAAACCAACTAGGCAAGTGCAGGGAGGCTTTACTGGAGTGCGTAATACCTTGGCCGCCTACTCGGTGCGGGCCCGTTGGGTGGTCGGCATCGGGATCCATTCGGTGCCTCATTGATGAGTACCAACTACTTGGAGCGAACATGCGAACGAACCTGCCCGACTTCCAATCGGACAGGGTTGCGTCACGCCCCAACGGGTAGAGGTTGTCCCTCTCGAGATTCTTAAGAAACTTATTCACAGTAACCTCCTTCGTAATTACGAACTTCGTTGGTCGGGCACCTCCACGCACGCCCCGTGTTTACCTCACCGGGCATCAACGGCGTGACATGATTGATTCCTTGGTACAGCAAGGCATTCACGAGACGGGAACTGGGAGCATGAATGAATTTTCGGGAGCCAATGACGCCATCGACCGAACTAGGTATCGAGGCGAGATGTTCCTTCACTTGGTCGGGGGAATGAAACCCCGCTCTCTTCAATATGTTGTCAACTGACATCGTGGTGTCCTCCCTTTTCGATTGCCTTGTCTGCCATGTCCACAGGCGTCCCTGCCTCGTCATGGGTTTGCACCCATCGCCTGTTGTACCATCGGAATCGAGAGCGAGCGGCGTACGGTTCCATGTCGGGGAATATCTCCTTGCACAAGGTGTCGAGTTGTTGGCGGGGGGTGAGCATTGATCCGAGAGCTTGGCATATTTCCTTGGACATTTCGGGGATGCTATGACCGCCCATTGATTGGGATTCCGCTATCATGGCAATTTCTTCTTCGGGGTGGTTGCGGTAGAAGCTTTTCCAATCAAGGAGCTGGTGGTGCGATGCATTCTCCGACAAATACTCAAGGGCTTGCTGATACAGAACCTTCTTGGGCAGGGAGTGGAAGCGATTTCCCCTGTAACCGGAGACACCTCCCAAGCGTGCTCGGCATCTCCAAGGCCAATCCTCGCTGTGTGGATGTATTGGGTCGAGGAGCAGCCGACAGCAGCGGCGAATACCGTAGAGTTGATACTCCTCAACCGAACGATGGTTATGCATGAAACCGCTGATATCAAGTTGGGATGGAGGAGGGCCGAGGTCATCAAAGAAGCTTATGACATTGTCCTCATGTTTGATTGAGTCCAACTTGTCACGGAATGCCTTGTCCTCATGAACTGGCTTGGGGAGCCTTAGTCTTTGGCGTTCACTGGCGTAAGCCACCAAACCACGAAGCGTGAACCCAAGCACCACAAGGATGAAGGTCGCTAGTATTGTATCCAGTACTGTCATGATTGGTCTCTCCCGATTCCGGATGGGAAGGTGAAGGGAAGTGAGCCGTCCTTTTTCCAATCTTCCAAGTAGACAGCCTCGCCTCCGGCTTCCTGCTGTCCGACTGCATTGAGAAGGTTGGAGCGTTCGGCATCGCAGGCTTCGACTCGGTCGATGAGTCTGTCAATCACATCGTATTGACTGGGTAATGTGAGGATGTGATTGATTCCCTCGATTGCGACTTCCAAGCCCAAGAGTATCTTCTCGCTTTCCTTGTCCCCCATTACTTGAGGATTGGCCTGCATCTCTTCGGCAAGGGTGCCTCCAAAGAGAATCAAGAACTTGAGATGCTGGGTGAAAGCACATCCGTCACCACCGGTCGAGATGAATTGGTCTCCCTCCCGCAGTTCTCGCAGTTGATTGACTAGTTGGTTGTCGTTCTTCTTCTGTATTTCATCGACTTCTTGCTCAATATCAGAGCGGATGTCGGTATCATTGGGTGTTGTCATTGGTCTTGGTCTTTCTTTTTGGTTGTTACAGACGGGTACTCCCGTCTTTACGAATAATAATTACGGTTCCGTTCGTTGTGTCCGTGTCATGCATTAGCTTGGCTACGCCATTCAATGCTATCATGGCATCATGGGACGGAAGAAATTGTTGGAAACGCATGAGCAACGTTGCCAGTAGCCGACTGCGTTCGTTATTACCGACTTGGTGCATGGCTTCGTTCATCTCCTCCACACCAGCATCCCACACGGCTTGAGGATTGAATGGGGGAACAAGTTGGGCTTCGTGGGGAAGGCAGTCGTCAAGGAGGGTCGTGCCGTGCAAGTAGACGCAAATATATTTTAGCTTCTTCATGTTATTGGTGTGTTGTTAAATTGATGTCCACAGGCGAAATCCCCCAAAAAAAGGTGACCCAGCTCACCATGGCGATGATGAGCTGGGTCGTGTGTTGGTAGGGGCGAAGGTCAAACATTAATCTACCCAATCCTTTGCGAGGTTTTCCCCTGCTTCCTCGATATCCGCATCTGCCATGGCATCATCGTATGGTCCCTTGTTCTCGAGGGAAGGGAGCTTGAAGTAAGGATAAGTTTCCTTGAGTTTGGCGATGATGCTTGGGTCAACGATGATTTCATGACCCAGCTCCCGCATCTCACGGATGAAAGCCTCGATGGCTTCCTCCATGTCCTCCTTGGCATTGGGTCCACCCGAAATGTTCGAGTAAGAGTTTTCAAGGACGAGGTCGCCTAACTTGAACAGGAAGCCAGCGACACCTTCGCCCATCTTGAGTCCTACCGTAACCTTCATGACTTCCCCCTTAAAGCACCCTTCACGCCAGACCATGCTTTGCCAAACCAGTTGGTGGTAGCCTTCGGGCTAACTGGGCCGATGTTACGCAGGCGTTCGGGGAGGACGGATGGTATGGATGCTTCCCGGCTCTCCTTCTTCTTCTCCTCCTCCGCAACGAATTTCTTGTGGGTGTTGCGGTCTGCGGCGTCCTTTTGGTCCTTTCGGATGTTGCGGATGCGATACCACCAGTTCCGGCCCTTACCCTTCGGTGAGTGATTTGGTTTACCCATTATGATTGGTCTCCCTTGTTGTTAGCTGCGGTTCGAAAGGCTTCGAGGTCGGAGATGTCCGCACCCGTGCCGTCAGCTTCTATAACATGGATGGTGTCACCGTTGGGCAGTACTCCTTCGGGGAAGGCATTTATAGTACCCGAGCCTTTCCGGCGGTCGACCTCCAGCGGTACATTGGTGCGAGGGAACATGACGCAAAGTTCTATCAGCACCTGCTCGTAGATAGCCACCGCCTTGTAGATGTCCTTGTGCTCGTCCAAGTTACCCATCTCTTTCACCCGCTCCCGTGCTTGTCCGATGTGCGTGTGGAGTGACCTCCGCTCTTTCCACCCCTGTTCCTCGGTGAGCTCTTGAGCTTTGTATTTCCGGTCGAGGTCATCAATAGCGGTGGCGAGCTCGTTGGCTAGAGTAGTGGCTCGTTCACTCAGAGTCTCGCGGTGGCATTCCTCATGGACAGTTGCCTCCGAGATATCGCTGACAAGTTGAAGGACTGGGTCAATCTCCCTCGCCTTGAGTCTGTGCTTCTTGGCAAGGTCAACGACTGCGAGAACGAGTCGTAGTAGCATTAGATATATATTCATTTGGTCTTTCTGTTCGATGTTGGTGTGGTTAAAAGGGGTGTTGTGCGTTGATGTCCACAGTTGTCACCCCTTAAATAAAGTGAGGTAAACAGGCTCTCCTCGGTGGTATGCAACCACCGAGGAGATGGAACCCGCTCGGATACTTCGAGGTCTTGGTTATCTAGCCGTAGCATTACACTAAAGCGTACCTCTCGCTTGGATTGGTCATGAGCCAACCCGTTTTTCTCCTTGCTATCGGCTGTTTGCCCGAGGGTGCCACCCTCCTCTGTTCCTAGAGCTAATACATGAAGGCAATCCTCCCAATTGTGCCTCACTGCCGAGGACTTTGTGATGTAACGCATGGTGATGAAAAGCAAAGTGTTATTCCTTGAGGAGTTTGGTGTTCCCTCGATGAAGCCCTCGTTCATCGAGTTGTCGAACCATGGAGTCGTGGAGGATAGTGCAGTCCTCCAAGTCCTTGATGAGTTGGTTCACATCCTTCATCAACCTCTCGCAAGTCTTCTTCGACAAGCCGAGAGTCTTGTGATGGTCGGGATGGCATCCCTTGCTAAGGATGCGTTTGAGTTGCTTGATGTCATCAAGAGACAAGGCAACCTCAAGCTTGAGCATTGTCTTGAGTTCTTTCTTGGTCATCGTTTGACAGCTCAAGGTCTTGAACTTCATGAGCGTAGCTCCTCAAGCAGTTCAGCCCGTTCGGCTGGGCTTGGATGTGGTGGGTTGTCTTCCCATTCGACAACCAACGGAGACAAGGCATCGGTTTTGCCCAAGGGAATCCATTGGGTTATGCCATCCTTGTCGGCATCGATGTGGTCCGTGACTGGGTCTGGACCAAGGTCATGGAATGTTGGGAGTGCATTCAAAGTTTGGATGAACTTCCCGAAACAATAGAGACAGAACATAATTATATCCTCGTGGTTAGTGGTTAAAATGGATGCCCTGCATTGATGTCCACAGGTCATACCCCTAAAAAAAGCGTGAACCGCTAGCCCCGAATTGGGCTAGCGGAAACCTGTCGGATTACAGGTTCACCAAGTCGTCAAGGAACTTCATCACGGCTCCGACATCGCCAGCCTTCACAATCTCCTCGATGGTAGCCTCGTGAGCTTGGAGATGCTCGGACTGGACTTGAAGGATGGACTTGGTTCCCGATACATCTTGAACCATTATCTTCCACCCATACTTGCCGTCCTTTGCGATGCCGATAATCCGAAGGTTAGGGTCAGCGGTTATATCGGCAAGGATTGCGAGTCCATGCTCATCGGACTGCTCCTTGGTCATTGTGTTGCCAATATGTTTCTTGGCTTGGCTGTTGGCTTGCCTTGCTCCTGATTGCTCAGAGGTCATTGCAACGAACTTGCCGTCAGCAGTCTTTTCACGGGTCATGTCTACCCCGTGGGAACCGAAGGTTATTACGCCAGTCGATTCGTTAACGGACACGAGGTTATCATAAGCGGATTGTGTATTGTCCGTATGTTTCGTGTCTATTTCAGCTCGGGCTTTCCCTATTAGGTCAAGCATCGAGACGCTTCCGCCAAGGGAAGCAGGTAGTGGAGTCTTACTCATTGTTTTGTTGGTCACTTGGTTTCTGTTGCGGTTAGACTATAAGCCGAAGCAAGGAGATTGTGGTAGGGTACTACCCAAACCATACCACTAGGGAAGGGGGGCAAGGGGGGTTTGCTCTTTTGCCTGCGTACGAGTATAACATAGGGCGTCTCTAGTCGGAGCATTCTCAAACTTTTTGCTCGTGTCCCGGTGCTTTTGGGGTTTAATCGAGCGTATGGGTATCATAAACCGCCGCAGACTGAAGGAATGGGCTAAGGCAGTGGGAGGGCTTAGAAACCCCCTCACGCTCTGGAAAATGGTTTTACTCGCAATAGGGAGGAACGCGGGCCGCAAACTGTGGTGGAGCCGAATGAGGAAATGCCGGCAATGTCCTATATATAACCGGGACTCCAAGACTTGCGGACCCAATGCCGTCGGATTCGGGTGTGGGTGCTATATGCCCTTCAAATCCGCTAAAACCCAAGCTACGTGCTGGTCCGACGACTCAGGGCTAAAAATTGGATGGAACGAGGAATGACATGAATGACATGAGGGTATTCTTACATGTCATTTCATAACTCTTTGGTATCCAGCACACTATATACGCCAATGACATGATGACATGTAAAACAGTAAAAAAGTGTGAGTATATATAAGGTAATAACATTTATTGGGTTTTTGGCCGGATTACATGTCATCATGTCATTTTGGGCTGGATCTCGCTCATTTCGAACGTTTTACGCAATGACATGAAGAGAAAGCCTCATGTCATTGATGAGACGGAGGTGGAACTTTGTTTGGAAGTAGCCCGGCAGTACGATCAAGAAGACTTGACGCACCCACCCCATAGACTACATGATGAGGACCGTGCCATCATACACCGACAGCCGGGGACGGAAACAAAAGGCGTCCTACACCAAGAAGGGGAAAGCCTACGCCGCCAAGATGAACAAGAAGGCTAAACAGTCTTCACGAAGAAGGGCGTCCCGTCCCCGAACCAAGCGTTCACGTAGTTGAACTCCAGATACTCGATGGCCTCTTCTTGAGTCCACTTCTGCCGTTCTTGTAGCAAAGTGCTACATTTGTCGTAATCATAGGCTGCCATCGGTTCGGAGCTCGAACCTCGTGTGGCGAAGCCCATGAAGGCAGGAGCCAATTCATCAAATAGTTTTATGTTGGGGTTGTCCATCCGCTCCATTTCGAGAGCTACCCTCTCGACAGACGCCTTGACGTCCAACATAGCGCTATAGTCGATGCCGTCCGGTAGGTTTCTCGGGTTGCCCGCTGCTCCGTTCATCCCATTACCTCCAAAGTCCCGTTGCCACCATATATCCGATAAGGCCGTAGTTCGCCAAATCCATCCACGAGTCCTCTCTAGACTCACATTGAGCCGTGTCTTTCCCCAGAAGATTCATTATTCGTTGGATTTTGTCGTTGGCCCGGATAGCCACCCCGAACTCTGGCATGGGGTTATTGGAGATATTCGCACTGCCGTAGTCCTTTTGTTTCTTGTCGAACAGTTTTAGGTTCGAGCAAGCTAGCTCCAACGCCAACCGAGCTTGGTGTGTTTCCAGACCGAGCTCGGTTGCGAACTTGTCGTAATCAAATCCTTCCGCGTCCGCGTCCTTACCATGTTCATAATCTATTTTAGCCATCATATGTCCTTTTTGCGTAGTCTAGTATCAGGAGGGCGTCTTGTGTCGCCGCCGTAACTTTAAGATCCGGGTAAAGTCTCGTCGCATGGGCTTTCAAGGCTCTTTTCCGAGTACTTCCACCAAGCCCCGGTATTCCCCTTTGCCACACTTGTGGCTTGATTAGCTCCACGCGCACGTTGAGCGCGAAGAAAAGCGTTTCCCACTGCCCGAAGTTGTGCCCGAAAGTAAACGCCGCCTTCCTTCCCATGATGGGAGAGGCCGTGACGTGCTCCACATATGCGACGGGTGCCGTGTTAGGCGGGGTCTTCATAACCGTAAGCACTGTCTCCAACTCTTCGTACATTTTGGCGACGCCTCCCCACGAGGTTAATATCGGGCCACTCCCGACGTCGTAGGCCATGCCGCCCTTCACACCCGGGTCCACGGCTATCATGACAAGGAAATCTCCTTATCTTTCTCCGCGTCTTGGACAAGTCGGTTAACCGCTATCCTCACTAACGTGGATACGGACACTTGGTACTTGGCGGAGAGCGTATCGAGCTTGTTTTTAGTGGTTTCCGTCAACCGGACCCCCACAACTTTTTTTACGTTTTCCTTAGTCATAATGCGGATCTTTGATTTTTTTTTACAAAAGTCAACTTTTTTCCTTGCATGTAGTGAAATAGTAGTGTTTCGTAAACGCCATGTTCGGGATGACACATGTGGGCCCTTTTGAACCACGGAGAGATAGAGCAATTGGCGGGAAGGTACATCCCGAACTTACGCTCCCTAGATTCCGGGCTGTAATTTAAGATGAAAAAAATAAAACTAGTAGTAGACCACTCCGATAGGAAGCACGCCCGGGTCAGCCCGAGTAAGTTGGCTTATTTCGACGGATGCCCGGGTTACGTGGCCCGGGAGTTCGAAGACCAGTCCAAGATGCACCCAGTCACGCTGGAAGGCATCGACTGCCACGAGGCGCTGGATTCCGGGAATTGGTCCAAGCTTCCCGCTAACTTGAAGGAGCTGGTTTCCGTTTGTCAGGATTACGTTGATGATTTGGCGGCCGACATGGAAAACCCCTCGTTCCACAACGAGCGGAAACTCCATTGCGACGGGGAGGTCTACGGGTTCTGCGACTTGGTTTTGACGGATCTCGGGAAAGTCGCGCACGTGATAGATTATAAGTTCGGGTGGTTGCCCGTCGCGGACGCGGAGGTAAATTTACAGGGAATGGCTTACGTCGCCGGGACGCTCGCTGAGTTCCCTCACGTGGAAACCGCCATTATGCATTTTCTGCAACCTCGGTTAGGTGTAATCAGTACGGCGCAGTTCACACGGGACGGCGTGGAGGAAATCCTCGTCAAAATCAGAGGCATCGTCGAAAGGGTGCAGGAGTACGACGACACTCAAGACGAGGCACTACTCCATGCCGCTCCCAAGAACTGCTTGTACTGCGCTCGAAAGGTACATTGCCCCTCTTTCGTAAAATTTCTCAATAGTGGGGTAAGGCCGGGGCTGCTGCCTCCAGCCGGCGACATGGACGATGCGGAATACTTGTCAGCCGTGCTGGATGCGGTCCCGGCGTTGGAAGCTTTCATTCGGGAGATAAAGGAATCCGCCATGGCCATGCGGGTGGAGGATGGGGTCGAAATCCCCAACTATCACTTGAATATACGACGAGGCCGCCCTAAATTCACCAGCACTCAGGAAGTTTACGACGTTTTGAAGGATTTGCTGGACTTGGACGAGTTCTTGGAGTGTGCCACGGTGAGTTTGCCCAAGCTTCAGAAATCAATTGGGTCCATGTCCGAAAGGGGAGAAAAAGGCAAAGCCCGGAAAGTGCTGGAGGCTACTTTGGAGAAAGCCGGGGTACTTGGCTTTGGGGATGACGTACGCTCCTTGAAACGAGAAAACTAATTTACTATCAACAATAATACTAAACTACAAAAAAACTATGGCTAAGACATCATTCAAAAGCCCTTCGAAGAAGGAAGAGGAAACGACGGACATCGTGGTAGAAAAAGCAGCGGAAATAACTGCCTACAATGGCCCCGGCGGAAGTGGGTGGGACATAGAGGACATTAGGATCCCCTATTTCTCGCTCGTTCAGAAAACTGGAATGCTCGGCAACGAGTTTGACCCCGGAGGGTTTGTGTTCAACAAGGAGCTTTGCGTCGGTGACGGCAAGGAACCCATCGAGATCACCGTGCTTCGCGCGGACAAGTATTTCGTGGAGGACTGTGAGTTCGACCCCGAGATCCGTCCCAAGAGGTTCAATACCCGCGAGGAGTTTCTGGCAGAGGGGTTTTCTCTCGAATTCGAGGCCGAGCGCCGCGTCAAGGAGGCAGCCGAGCTGGTCGTCCTCATTCCCGTCGACAAGGAGCATGCCACGCTCTTCTTCGGCACCGGGAAGAAGGAAGTCGGGTTCGTGAGGGCTCTCTGGATCGTTCAGTCCTCCGCTTTCAACACCGTTGGTCGCACCGTCGCCACGGCCATGCTGGCCGGACATCTACGCGACGGAGTCCACCGCGGGAAGTGGAGCCTCACCTCCGAGCTCCGTTCCAACAAGTCCATGTCGTGGTTCGTCCCGATTCTTCGGTCGATGGGCCGTCACGACGACGCTATGTTGGGGTTCTTGGAAGAGCACTGCATTTTGTGATCCTCCCATCACTGCTCGCATCAGCGAGCCTCCTAAAGGTGTCAACTTCCTCGTTCCCGTTCTGGCAGGCGCGGGAACGGGGGGTCGATGCCGAGGCTTGCCTCGCTCTAGCTAATTTTTACCAGAAAGAACCGTGTATTGCGCCGTTGACTATGAAACTTTCTATTCGGAGGATTATTCCGTCAGGACCCTTGGCCCGAGGAAATACGTCCTCGACCCGAGGTTCGAATCCCCCCTCGTATCAGTAGTAGCTGATGGGATAGAGTATTCCGGCCCCCCGGAAGATTTTGACTGGGAGCAGGTAGCCGACCTCGAGTGGGTTTCTTGGAACACCGGGTTTGATCGCGCTGTCCATCGCCGGTTTGTCGAGTTGAAGAAGATCGGCGTAATGCCCAAGGTTTGGCACGACGCCTCCCATCTTTCGGTCTTCTTGTGTGCGGGCCGAGCTCTTGCGACTGCTTCCGAGAATGCTTTTGGCAACAAGATGAGCAAGGATGTCCGAGATAACATGAAAGGAGTGCACTACAGCACACTGGACGACGACCAGAAAGAAATCTGGAAAGAGTATGCTCTCTTGGACTCCCAGATTTGTTTTAAATTCTGGAACAAGTTTCACTCCCAGTGGCCGGACAAGGAAAAGTCCATATCCCTCCACACCTTGTCCATGTGCGAACGCGGAGTTTATATAGATTACGCACGTGCGAAGACCTACCAAAAAGCGCTGAAAGCGGCCTTGAAGCGGGTGCAAAAGACAATCCCTTGGGCTGGAACCAAGACTCCCAAGGGGAAACCCGTCCCCGTGACCTCCCCGAAGCAAATAGCCATTGCCTGCGAGACGGCCGGAATACCCAAACCCAAGACGACGAATGCCAAGGACCCTAAGTTTGAGCTCTGGTTCGACACTTACGGCGAGAGCGCGCCGTTCGTCAAGGCGGTCCAGCTTTGGAGGAAATACAACAAGTTGTTGAAAACCGTGGAAACTATTTTGATCAGGTGCGAGGGAACCGGAGATATCCGGCGCATGGAATACGGGTTGTTTTATTTCGGTGCCCACACCGGGCGTTGGAGTGGAGCCGGCGGGCTTAACATGCAGAATTTGCACAGAGACCCAGTCAAGGCGGGGCGGACTTCCGTTAACATACGAAGTCTGATAGTCCCTCAGCCGGGCAAGAAGTTCGCCATCGTGGATTACAGCCAGATCGAATGCCGGGTCATCCACTCGTTGTCCGGAGACCACGAGTTCTTGGACAAATGCAAGACCACCTCTCCCTACCAAGCCCACGCGGAAGTCACCATGGGGTGGGAGGGCAATAACTTGAAGAAAGAAGATCCCGAGCTCTATGCTTTGGCGAAGGCCCGTAGCCTTGGTTTGGGGTTTGGGTGCGGAGCTGCGAAGTTCGTGGATGTGGCCAAGATACTCGCCGGGTTGGATATATCCATTGAGGAAGCCTCGGAAGTTGTTTCCGATTACCGGCAGAACAACCCGCTTATAATAAGGTTGTGGAAGTCCTTGGACAAGGCGTTCCGCCGGTCCCTGAACGGAGACTACTCGATAGAATTACCTTCGGGAAGAGTCCTCAACTACTTTGCCATAACTAGGGAAGCCGGGAAGCGCTTCGGTTATGACTATCGAGCCTGCACCACCATGAATGCCGTTCGGTACAAGTTTTACGGAGGCAAGCTCACTGAGAATTTAGTGCAAGCCACTGCGAGGGATTGCCTCCGAGACGCTATACTGGAAGTGGAGAAACATTTCTCGGTGGTCATGCACGTTCACGACGAGGTGGTCGTCGAAGTGGACGACGAGGAGGATTTGAATAAAATAAAGGAGATAATGAGGGAGACACCGGACTGGATCCACGGGCTGCCTCTGGACTGTGATGGGATCCTGACAACAAGATACCAAAAATGAATCATGAAACAACCTATGAAAATAAGCCCGGAGAGTCACTCGCAGAAATTATGTTGCAGGAAGGTTTGGTGGAGGGTAGTCCGCCGGACGGCCAAGGCTGTAATGCTTGGAATTACCGGACTGTTATCTCGCTTATGGCAAGCGGTGTGGATGAGTCCGACATCCGAGGCATTGTGCGAACGCTGTCAGCGAGAAGTGACGAAGCCAAGCTTGCCGAAGAAACCTCCCGCTCTATAGAGCGTGCGAAAGAGTTCCTCGCCCTAGATCCGCTGGAGAGGAACGCCCGGCCCAAGCGGCCTGCGGTGGATTTTGACTTCGAGTGTCTGGAAGACCAGGTCGATGGAGTCGGGGATCCCTATAAAATCTTGGATAAACACACGGACTCCTGCCACACGGTGGCGGAGTTCCTATCCAAACTTTTCCGGACGGACGAAACCGCCTGCATCTTAAGGAGCGCCCGCTACAAAAAGGATTTGTTTTACCCCCGTGATTTCAAGAAGCCCCCACATTCACACAGGGTGCCCGGTGGCGAAGAAGGTGTGTTTTTCCTCAACAACCCGGTGAAGGGAGAGGCCGTCAAGGGGTCGTGGCGGTCAAAGGATTGTGTCACTGATTTCCGCCATTTAGTGCTGGAGTGTGACCATGATTACCCCAATATCACCGAATATTGGTTGAAATACTTGATAACTCTCCCGTTGGCGATAAAATCAATTGTGACGTCCGGCGGCAAAAGCGTGCACGCCATCGTTGATTTGGGAACGGAAACTTCTCGGGAATTTGATAGCATGGTAAACAGCCTTTACGAACCGTTGGTCATGAGTGGCGCGGACCCCAACTCCCTCACCCCGGTTCGTTTGACTCGGCTGCCTTATTCCTTTCGGGGAAAGAAGGAGCAGCAACTCTTGTACGTAAAGGAAGAACCGGGGGACGGCGTTGAAGAAAGCTAACATCAAGAAGGTCAAGAACGCGGCGGCCAATTCCAAGGTTGCGACCAAGCAAGCCGCGGTGCTAGCGGAGTACTTCGTGCATCAGGACGGAGCTTTGTACCATCTCTTCAAGGACCCGAGGGGAGTTACGCAGCTCATGAAGATGGCGAAGGCCGATGTTTTGCAGAATCTGTTGTTCGATTACTCTTTGGCCCCCGGTTCGGAAAGCAAGCCCGGCTTAGGCCGTCGCATGCTCCGTTCCATACGGCTCAATAACGTGGTCAACGGCAAGCTTCCTATTTCCGGGAAGCGCAAGGGGGTGTATGAGTTTGGAGACCAGAGGGTGCTTGTGGACAGCGAGCCCATTTACATAAAGCCCGCACCGGGCAAGTGGGATACCATAAGGGAACTGATAGAGCAGCTTATCGGAGGACACTCCGGCCAAATGGATAATTTCTACGGTTGGCTGAAGTGTAGCAGGGCCTCCCTGAGGAAATCGTTGGACAACCAGCGGTTTCGCCCCGGGCAGGCATTTATCCTCAAGGGAGAGCCTAACGATGGGAAAACTTTCTTTACTTCGGCCATATTGGGGCCGTTGATCGGGAGGACCTGCTTTAATCCGGTTCCGTTCCTGTCGGGACAGTCTGATAGAAACGGGGATCTCATAGGAAACGAGATGTGGCTTGTGGATGACCGCGGAGGCTCGATGGACTTGGACAAGAGGCTGACGATGAGCGAGAACATAAAGAACGCTATCGCCGGGAAAGGGTTCCAATACCATGACAAGTACGAGAAGGCGGTGTCCTTCACGTCGGCTAGGTTATTCAACCGAATAGTGTTTTTGGTCAATAACACGGACAATTCCATGCGATGTCTTCCTTCCTTGGAGGAGACCCGCGACAAACTCATAGTCATGAAGTCCACTCCCATACAGTTCAAGGGTCGTTTGAAGAACGACACGGACGAAGAACAGGAACAACTGGACAGCAATTTAATCAACGAGTTGCCTGCTTTCGCCTATTTCCTCGACAAGTTTAAGATAAAGAATCCCTGTGTGCGCTTTGGACAAGCCAGCTACATGAACTCCGATGCCGAGTTTGAGATAGAAGACAACGAGGACCACACCGCGCTTTGGGTGGTTATGAGGAAATACCTCTTCCGGGGGTCCCCTAAAACTAGGATAGCCGGTAAGGCCGCCAGCACCAATTGGCAAGAGGAACCGGATTGGACGGGATCCGCCTCTGAGGCCATGGCTAAGCTGCAGTTGCAGGCAGCCACGGAGTTTGACGTCTTGGGAATAAAGGACAGTCGTAAAATGGGCAAGTTGATGGGGCTCCTGACCAAGTCTGCTCCAGAGCATGTTACTCGACTCCCGAGGACCAGCGGCGGCCGTGGATACAAGATATACAACCCGGATGTTAGTTGATGTTAGTTGAAACGACACTTTGGCGGGGGGATGCGTTTAGGGGTAGACGCAGTTGCGGGTTAGCGCCCGCCCCCTCGCCTTTTATGTGTAGGAATGTGTAGGAAATGAAATTATATCCTTTTCAGCAGCGGGGGTTCGACGAGTTGTACAGGATCCTGTCCAAGAACAAGGTCGCGCTCGAGGCTTCCGGCACCGGGTACGGTAAGACCGTCGTGGCCTGTTTGGTGGCCAAGAAGCTTAATTTGCCTATCGCGGTCGTGTGTCCCAAGACCATCATTCCGGATTGGGAGAGAACCGCTCAAGCATGCGGGGTTAAAACTTTTTTCATAAAAAATCCGGAAAAAGTGAAGAGTCCCGCCTTTGACTTTGGGGGATGGCTTGTCAAAAATCGAAAGTACAAGTGGAAACTACCCCCCAAGTGCTTGTTCATATGGGACGAAGTTCACCGGTGTAAGAACTGGAAAACCCAGAATTCCAAGATGTTGACGGCTTTGACTCGGACTGACTGTAGGGTCCTCATGATGTCGGCGACGATAGCTACTAGCCCCATGGATATGTACGCGGTCGGCATGGTCTTAGGCTTCCATGACGGCAGCTCCGACTGGTTTCACTGGATGCATCAGCACGGAGTCCGCCGCGGGACTTTCGGCTTTGAGTTCAAAGGAGGCGTCAAAGCGTTAAAGCGTCTTCATGAAAAACTGTTCCCCGACCATGGGCACCGCGAGCTCACTACTGACATACCGGGGTTTCCGAAGAATCAAATCAAGGCCCTTTCGGTGGAAACCGGCAAAACCAAGCAAATTCAAGCTGCCCTCGATGAACTATCCTTGATCCGAAAGGAAGACATGGCATTACCTATAGTCGACCAATTGCGCGCTCGGCAGACGGTGGAGTTGATGAAGGTGCCTGCCATAACTGAATTAGCTCGAGATTACCTCAATACCGGGAACTCGGTGGCCGTCTTTCTGAATTTCACTGAAAGCATTCGCCAGCTGGCTAATAACTTGGGCACCCCTTGTTTGGTTACCGGGGATCAGTCCGCGGACGAACGAACCCTGAACATAGAGCTTTTCCAGACCAATCATGAAAAAGTGATCATATGCCAAATTCAGTGCGGGGGCGTGGGGATATCTCTACACGACACGCGCGGCCGGCCGCGTGTGGCGCTGGTCTCTCCTTCTTATTCGGCCGTGGATTTGGTTCAGGCTTTGGGGAGGATCAACAGAGTGGGTTCGAAGAGCCCTGCGGTGCAGCGCATAGTGATAGCTGCCGGCACCATCGAGGAGAATGTGAAGAAGAAGGTTGAGGCTAAGATCGATAACCTCAACAAGTTGTTGGATTCAGACCTTGACTTTTTCTCATAGTTCTTTTTAAAAATAGTCCATGCGAACAACTTGGGCTCTTTTGGACGAATACCCTCCCTACCTCATTCGCTGTTTTGCCAAGAAGCGGCTTACGGGTAAAAGAATAAGAGCCATTTCCGACGAAGAGATAGCCATTGTATCGGATATCCCCCTCGCGCGCGTACGCGCTATCTATGACTCGCGCACGTGGGACGAGATTTCCGTGGGAGAATTGAGGTCGTTTTGCGCCGCTTGCGATTTTGATCCCGAGAATTCCGCCGATCGAAATCGGTTGACTGCTTACCGTAATCAGAAGGGGGGCCCCAAGTTCACTTACTTGAAGGACAGCTCGCAGTGGAAGTCCGTGTTCATGCCTCTAATCAAGAAATATTTTAATGCAAGCAACGGACAGGCGTCGGGAGACCGTTGAGAGACGCCGGGGGATGACCCCGGAAGAAATCGAAGATGACAAAAAGAGACTCAATCGGCGAAAGGCTAGAAGGTGGAGGGAGAATAACCCGGAGAAAGAGCGACTCCAGTTCCTTGCCTCCGGAGGATCTCATCATCCCGCCAGAAGGGTATCACGAAAAGCTTCTGAAAAAATCCATAGAATCAAAGACATCCTCATCCGGGAGTTCGTCGGAGAAAAGGAGTATGCTGAACTTCTGGAGCAAGCTCGTGTTATATTTCAAAACAATGAAAATGAGATACCTGAGAGTTTTAAGAAAAAAAGATTTCGAAGATCTGATTGGTCAAGAGATTGATTACGTCGAGTTGGTCCGCGAACGCGATGGCTTGACTTCTCAAGAAACCGAATGCCAGTCCAATTTGGACTCTGCTGCGTCCAAGGGCAAGGAGTACGCCGAGCTTTTGACTGACTTACAGAAGTTTGACAACAAGTTGCAGAGGGTTTACGACCAATATGTGTCGCTTCGGGACGAGCGAAAGGCTTTGGTGGATGACGTGAATGCTAGGAAAGCTGAGCTTCACGATAAGGCTCGGGGGGAAATAGTTGAATATTCCAGACGCCTTAAGTTCTTGAAGAGCAGCCTCGTAACCGTCCATAAAACTATCGCCAGCTATAGGAACAAGAGGTACTCTGAAATTTGCGATGCCCGCGTCAAAAGAAAAGTCACCGACTCGTAAGGCAATAACGGACGCCTTGAATAAGTTTGGCTGTGACGTGCCCAAGGCCGCTGCCGAACTGGGCATAGCGACTACTACTTTGCGGGATAGGATCTTGGACGACAAGAAGCTGCGTGCCTTGTTTTCCCCAAATGCCGATCTCCACAACCTGACCGTGGCCTCCCTCATGACTCGGGAGCGGAGCGACGATGTTCCTCAGGGAGAGTTGATAGACGCCGTGCAGCTTAACAATCTGGATATCATAGCTGATGGGCTGGAGAGGAATGGCATCGCCCCGGAAACCGTCGACAAGTTGAAGGGGCTGGGGGGATTTGAGAAGTCCGCCGGTCGATTCTTGGTGGGGTCTTTGGATATCGCGCAGCGATTGGTCACGTATTCCACGGTAGCGCTTTTCGAGAAGGCCGAACACATCGACAAAACATACTTGCAAAATAAAAATTTGAACTCAAAAGATAAGGTGACATGGCAACGAGCGTACAATGCGTGCATCGATCAAATGTTCAAGGGCTACAACAATATCTTGAGCGGGACCGTAGCCATGACCAAGCTTTTGTCGGACGGGAGCGGTACCTCGAACAAGCCCGGATTCAAACCTTTGCCTGAAGATGGAAAGGGAACTTCATCCTGACGCGTATGCCCCCGTTACGTCAAACCGCTTCAAGAAGTACCTTAATGAGAAGTACCTTAGTTTTTGGCACCGCCGGGGGCTGGACCCCCCGGAGCATGACTTGATTCAGTATGGCAAAAAAACTAAAGTTAACCGACGACGTGGTCGAAGAGCTAAACGACCTCCTCCATCAGGAGGAGGAGGGGTCGACGACGCCGGGCTCGACAGATTCGTGGACGCCCTCTCTAAACCCGACTCAGTGGGAGATATTTGATTCCAACAAGAAGAACGTGTTCGCATATGGGGAGCGTGCCTCCGGGAAGTCCGTTGGGTTTCTGCACAAGATAATCCGCCATTGCTACGAAGGCTTCAACGCCTTGGTGATGATTGTGGTGAAAGTCAGGTCCATGGCCACTAACGGAGGGGTTTGGACCAACTTGATATATGACGTTTTACCGCAGTGGGAGCGGGGCTTGGGTCTTAAGACATCCGAGGAAAAGATGGATGAGATGAGGTGCCGGTATGTTTTCATCGAGAATCGGCACGGAGGATGGAGCAAGATATTCCTCATGTCCCTCCCCCACGAGGAGCAGGTGGCCCCGCGCGTAAAGGGGATCGAGCCTTCCATGATATACGTCGATGAAATAACTTCCATGGAAGGGCCTTCCTATTATGACGCCATGGTGCAGCAAGTGGGCCGGAAGAAGGGCGCGCAGGTTCCTCAGCAATATTGCGCGTCTTGCAATCCGGAGGGGCCCTCGCACTGGTGCTACGAGTTGTTTTTCGAACGGGGGTTGAACAAGGAGGGGGAGAGACCGGATTTTGACGTGTTCCACGTCCCCATATCCGAGAACATGCAAAACATACCTTCGGATTATTATGACCGGGTGATGGATGCGGTTTCCAATGACCCCATTGACTATCAGCGGCTGGTGGAGGGCAAATGGGTGGATAGACCGTCGGGCGACGCTATATTCAAAGATTTCTTTTTCGAGCAACTTCACATGCGGGGAGACGGCTTGCAGAAACGGCTACTCCCGAACCCCGCTTATCCAGTCATCGTGGGGTATGACCTCGGTCAGGTGTGCAATGCCATCGTGTTCATGCAAAACATACCTCTGAAAGATAAGATGGTATGGGTGATTTTCGACGAGATGGTATACCACCAGCGCAAAATCTCTTATGAGCAACTAGTTCCCAACGTCGTCCGGCGCATGAATTTCTGGAACGAGCGGATGGACACCGTGTTCGCTTGGGACCATTGTTCCGACAATTCGGCGTTCAATCAATTTCGCGCCGCCAGTGGAACTTACGACCATTTGGACGTTGAAAGGATTTCCGAGCGCGTTTCCGAGTCGTTTGAGGAGCCGTCGTTCAAGATTATGTTTCGCCCGGCCCCCAAGTTCCCCGGTTCGGTCGAGGCCCGCGTGCGAATGCTGCAAGCCAAGCTTCTTCAGGAATCTATTTTGATATCCGCGCATTGCACGAAAGTGCGAAAAATGCTTATGTTCTTGGAGTCGGAAAAACCCAAGGTTGACAAGTATGACCCCCGGCTTCCGTTCAAGCCCCGACGGTCTCAGCACGTACACACCTTTGACGCCTTGACTTACGCGATAGCGTGCTATGAAATGACGACTGCGGGTGAAATTGTTTCACATGCAGACTACGAAGATGAACTAATCACAATAGGATCCGATGGATAACTCTATACACTTGAGCCTCGAGGACAGTGAAGTCCGCGACTTGTTCTCTGGCAAGGAGCCGGGCGACAAGATGATTTTAAAACTGAAGGTCGAGGTCGGCGAGATCACCGACGAGTCGCTGACTGCCCACATCGAGTCAGTCGACGGCAAGGTTACTGATTCAGGTAGTTTGAACAAGGAGCCCGCCAAGGTCCCCGCTCTGGAGGTAATGCGTGGTAAGAGCTGACAACTCGCTGTTGATCGATATTCATTACAAGGAGTCCGGCGTACGTGAGGCGTGGGATACCCGACGAGTGGATCGCTTATGTTCATTGATCGATGTCACGTGGAGAGAATTAGCTAGTATGATTATGTGCGATCACACTAATTTCGAGGAGTATCGGGAAGAGGGTAGGTTCCCCGGCCCCGTTTGTATCTTGTTCACTCTGATAGAAAACTACGCGGTGTCGGACACGGTACCGGATCCCATCGACGAACCCATGGTGTTTAGAAATGGTCACTAAGAAGGTATTGAAACATTTCGGGTGCACTTCCGAGCGCATTCGAAAAATATTCACGTGCGAGGATGTGGAAGATCCTGATCACGATTTGAGGGAGAAGTGGGAGGACGAGATCCAGCGCCACATCCACGAGGGATTGGATTGGTCTTGCAAGAACGCACGGATATACCAGTCCGTGGACTTGGCTTGGGATTCGAACCCCGTTAACAAAGCGACGATTCCCTTGATGCTGTACGCGCAAGGCAAGATCGACATGAAGGCGTGCTCTAGTCAACTGGAGGATCTTCAGTGCGGTCAGGATTTCACCGAGTACGACAGCACCGGAGAGATCACCAACATAAGCCTCCCCCGCTTATATGAGGTTTCCGTCAACTTGTTGAAGTCTTATATCACTCGTCGCGCCGCGGCGCAGAGTTCCCGCTTCTCCAATTTATGGCCCTATTTCCGGTATGATCCCCGAGGAACGTCCCAAGCGGACAAGCTCCGTGCCGACGTATTGTCGCAGCGAATCGAGATCATGTCGGACCAGTACGGTTATCGACACTTTTTCAACCAAGCCATCCGGGACATGTTCCTATATGGTTACAGCTTGGTTTTTTCGTCTTCCGCGTGGGATAGAAAAGTGGAGTTTTACGACGACAAACGAGCCTCGGCGTTTGACGATGGGGATGTCAATATAAAGAACCGGGTGCTCAGAGAAGGGGTAGAGTTCGTAAGCCCACATCCCACGCGGACTTTTTATGATATAGCCAAGCCCATGGCCCAATTGAACACGGACACCGGCCCCGACTGGATAGGATATTGGGACGTTGTTCGGTTCCGGGACATCAAGAACGACAACGCCTATTGGAACCGAGAGGCCATAAAGTATTCGTCCAGCTTGATAGATACCTTCAACTTGTACCGGGCTTTGTTCAGTTATTACTATTCCCATATTAACATCAACTTCCCGTCGGTGACGGCCCAGACTTCCGCGGATGCCGACGCTTTCCCGTTATTGAACGACCGAGTGGCCAACGTAGGAACTTCCACGGGAACTTATACCAAGGATCAAGAGGATGATTCGGTGTTTCTCACCCAGTACTATCGTCGAGTTAATCCCAAGCGGGACGGGTTTGGGGATTATCAGGGGGACATTTGGATGAGGCTGGTCGTGGCTAGCGACGCCACTGTGGTATATGGAGAGTTCCTTCCGAGCATTCCCGCAGTTTACGGGGGCATAAACCAGAATGATTCCCGCTTGGTGAATACTTCCATGGCCCATGAGCTCATGCCTTATCAAGATCAGATGAGCAACATACTGTCTCAGATCTTGTTGAACATGAAGGCCGGGCTCACTCAAATCTGGATGATCAATCAGGATGTTCTTTCCGAGGACATGCGGGAATACGTCAAGGAGTCCTTGCGCGGGCGCAACTACTACGAAGAACCCAAGGCTCTGCTGTATTCGGCCCGAAAGGCGGCGGATCTGGGGATAGACACCAACAAGGTGGTCGAGATCATCCAAGTCAGTATGGCCGAGAAGGTGAACGAGGGGTTCCGATCTATCGTCAGTTTGTTGCAGATAGTCGAGAGGTTGCTCATAATGTCTCCCACCGAGTTGGGGCAGCCTCTCAAGTCCGAGTCCACCGCCACTGAGGTTCAGGAGTTGGCTAACACCACCAACACCATGTACGCGTATATTTCGGACGGCATCGACGAACAAAGAGCCGGCCTGAAGAAGCTGCTGTACGAATCCCTATTGTCCCACGGAACCGAGGATCTCGAGGTGCCCGTGCTGAAGAGGTACACCAGAAAAACCATAGAGGACGCCGGGTTCGAGCTTGATGCTCCCGAAGATGCCACGGGGGAAGACCTTCCAGCTCAATACACCGTTTTGGGAGATCTCGATAAATTGAAGCATGATTACATTTTCACTACTCGGGACGGCGCCGAAAGGCAGTCCAATCCGATGATAGCTCAGACGCTGACTCAATTGTTGGGCCAGCTGCTTGGCTCTCCAGAACTGGTGCAGGCCATCGGCAAGAACCGCGTGTTCTCCATGATCAACGAGATCTTCCGCAATTCCGGCACGGGATTCGACTTGAATTTGGAAATCGAGGACGGCGAGGACGAGGCTCTTCCGGATCAGGCCGAGCAACAAGTTCAGCAGAACATGCAGCGTTTGGACGAAATGGAGAAGTTCATGCAGCAATTGATAAGCGATTTGCAGCAGCTTGGTATTTTACCACAACAAGAGGCCGGGCAAGGCACGGTCGCTCAAGCGGCACCTCCGGCAACGGTGGCTAACTCTCAAGAGGAAGCTGCCCAAGCTCAGGAAGCCCAACTAGCCATGGCGCAACAACAACAACCACAGCAGGTATAATGGACGAAGATACTAAAGAAGTAGTAGAGGAAACCAACGAGAACGCTCACGAAGCTGAGGACTACGAAGCGGGTCAGGGTAACCAAATACTCGACTCCCTGTATTCTCAGGACTTGGGGGAAGTCCCCCCGGAACAGGAGCCCACGGAAGTTCCGGTGGTGGAGGACTCTCATCCGGGAGACACTCCCGTAAGTTCCGTCGCCATGTCCCTTGAGGATGCTTTGGTCGATTTGGCTGACTCGGAGGAGGAAACTCCTGAAACAGAGGCTGCGAAACCCGAACCCAAGCCGGAACCGGCGGAGGAGGCCCCGAAGAAAGAGGACCTAGATTCCGAGTCTCAGGACTATTTTGATGATATCGAGAAGGAGTTCACCCCTGCCACCGCGCAAGCCGAGTCGTACCAACCAGTCAGCGCGGTGGCCGGAATGGACCTTACCGACGAGGAGAAGGATGAATACGAGCTGACGTTGTGGGCGGGAGCCAACGACGAGAAACTCAAGGACTTGCCTGACAGGATGGTTGAGTTCCACCGGAAAAAAGCGGCCTTCATGGAGAAGGCGACTCAGGACGATTCCATGTTCGAGGCAAGTATGGATAACATGGAGTATGCCGAGTTCATATCAAAGAATCGTCCCAAGTTCTCCGAGTTGCAGAAGCGTAAGGCCGAGCGCGCGATGGACCGCCATGAAATACTTTCAAAGACCGACGAGCGGGTAGCTCAAGCCGAAGCCCGAGCCCGGGCGGCCCAGACAGCTCCCATGGTTCAGCAACGAGTTGCCAAATTTTATAACGAATTAACGGAAGTCACTATACCGGACGACATAAAGGAAGCGGTGCAAAAGGATGGATTAGAGGCTGTGAGGGCTTCTCGTCAGTTCGAGGTTCCCGTCATAGAGGAGGCGCTTCAACTGGCTCATCATTTCGGGTCAACCTTCTTGGCTCTGAGCAACGGGCTGGTTTCGTATGATAAGAACAACCCCGCGCACGCGGAAGTTTCGGAGTTCGTGGATACGCAGGGTCGTGCTTTTGCCAAGCAGGGCGGGAAAGATCGGTTCCGGGACAAGAAGAAATTCGTCCCCCGCTCTGATTTCCATAAGCTTTCTGCCGAAAAGCGGAAGGAATACTGGACTTTTTCCGACAATGAGGTCTTGGATATGGTGAAATTTTATGTAAAAGATCAAGTTAACGGACAGCTCGAGCAGGTCCGAGGCAGCTTGGAGTCTTATAAAACGGGAAAACCGCCTCCGGCCGCCAAACAACATCAACCAGTTGCTGAAGAGCCTGAAGCACCTAAAGCACGTCCCACAAAGTCCACGGGAGCAACGACTTCCATGACGGAAGAGCCTTCGACAGCTCACCCGGTCTTAGGGGTCTTGGGGCTGTAGGGGCTTTTTTAAAATCAAAAAACAGGAGCAGTTTCCTCAACTTTTAGCTAATTTCAAGAAAAATTCGAAAAAGCTCCTTTTTTTCAACGTGTGTGCTATTCTGGTTATGTGAAAGTTAACTTTTAATCCAAACATACTATGGCTACTACACCTCCTACTGGTTATCTACCGCAACTCGTATCCGTCACCCCTCAGCGGGGCTGCACGCTCACTAACGCTAGTATCACCGGACTAACACCGGAGAACTTCAAGGCACTTGCCGGCACTGAGACTAATCTCGCGCAAGTAATCGCCAGTTCGGCCGAAGCCAAGATCCTCGGCGTCAAGGAGTCGAATCTCTCGATTCTCCTCAAGTCTTCCATAAAGAACTTGAAGGGCTCCTTGAACAAAGTGCGATTCGACGAGCAAAGCGTAATTCTTCCTTATATACAGCGCAGGCAACGCAGGCGCCTCAATGCCAATTACTGGCGAATCAACGCCGGCACAACTTGCAGTGACGCGGGAAGCGTGGTCGACGGGGTATCCATCCCGACCGACGCCATTGACATTACCTTCGACCTCGGCGACAGCCCGTGGAAGAGCCACGAGAACGCTTCCGGAGACAAGGCCGGCGGACCTCGCGAACTGGAACGCTACTTCCTTTCAGGCTCCACGCTCATCGTGCACACGTGGGATTCCAATGTCGGCGCCGCTCAAACAGGAGCCACCATCCATTATCAGATCGTCCGGTCCGTCAATTCCGACACCAGCACCCTCCGACAAGCCACGGTCACCTTGTTCCCGCTGGGCAAATCCGCCCCCGGGTTCATTCCCGTCTACGGCATCGGTGTATTGGCAGCCAACAACATCTCCGATTACGAGGCATGGTGCGAAAACCAGCCAGCCGACCAAAACCTCGGCCTCCTCGTCAATTGGTTCCAGACTACCCGCGAGTCGCGCGTGACTTCTCAAGTATATCGCGAAACCTTGCAGAAGATTCTGGACGGCAAGATCAATCCTTGGGACCAGACCTTCAACTTCCTGAGCATAGCTGAGCAGAACAAGCGCGCCGCCCAACTCTCCGAGAGAGCTTGGTTGAACAGCGTGTTCTTCAACGATTATCTCAGCTCCGCTCAAACTCCGGAAACCTACACCTCCCTGCCCACGGTGAGCGATCCCGAAGATCCCACCTGCACGCTGGAGTACAAGGCCAACGCGCTCGGCATTTACACGATGCTCAACGAGAAGGGCCGCGTGAAGGACATGGACGGAGGAGTTATCGACTTCATCACGTTCTTCGAGGACCTCTACGAGCTGAAGCGCCACCGCGAGGCGGACGGCGACAGCATCCAAGTCATCGACGTCATGACGGACCGTGAGACCGCGAACTACCTGTTCGAGCTCTTCACCAAGTACTTCAAGACTCGTTACGGCTGGAGCACCGACCGTTTCGCGAAGCTCAACCAGAAACTTACCTACAACAACTTGGTGAGCTTCGAGTACGATCTGTACGACATTCCCGACGCCAGCTGCCAGTTGGCCGTTTTCCGGGATCAGTTCTTCGACGATCAAATCTTCGCCTACAAGTACGCCGACAACGCAGGCCCCGATCAGGGCGCAGTGGGTGGAACAAACCTCACCGGCGCGGCCGACGATCAGGACTTCAAGACCCGTGCGCGCTGCCTCTGGGCGCTGGATTGGTCCGACATTCAAGTCGGAGTCGGCGGAACGAGCAGCGTCACCCGCAAGAGCCCGGATCCCGAGACGGACCGCCTCTACAAGTGCCGCATCTCGTCCAACTCCACGGAACACAACCTCCGCTCCACCAAGTGGACCACGTTCCTCGATCGTCCCGATCGTCACCTGCTGATCCAAAACTTCAGTCTTGGTACGCTTACCGCCGGCACCAACATCGGCTTCGAAGGCGTGACCGACAAGCTCGGCTACCACGAAGATGCCGGTGCAACAATAGCTTAACTCTAATTAACATAGGGATATTACCATGGAATCAGTACTAGGAAGAGGATCTAACGGACAGGCCATTGATTTGGTCGTGGTCACTAACGCAGGCACGGTTGACGCGAACACCGGCAAAGAAGTAGTGAATGTCAATCAAGGCTACGACTTCACTTCGGACGGCGGGAATATCGAAGGCGTCGTTAATATGGGTACTAATTCGTTCGGCGACGTAAAGGCGCTGGCCGGTACCGAGGTTAACGATTGCACCAGCACAACTACTACTGCAGTAGTCGCGGACGGCATCATCGCCGCCGCGGATGACTTCAAGGGCCAAACCCTGAGGTTGTTCAAGGCCGCGGGTGCCACCCTCAACGAGTCCACTCCCCTGTCTGGAGAGGCTTCACCACACGGACCAAAAGGGTACGACGATGTTGAGATCACCGGCTCAGATGAGAGCATCGAGACGTTCAGTTTCGCAGCCACCGGACAAGCTGCCAACTATTATGACCGCTGCGCAGTGCTCCCCGGGGTTGAGTTGTCTAATACAACCGGCTCAGATATCGAAAAGGGCGGGCTGAAGGCGATCGCACTTGTAGCTAGGGAGCGGTGAAGTACTTTGAGATCAAGAATGCTGTAAATCCAATTAGGTTCGGTCCCAAGTCGTACTTGGCGGAACCTATAGTAATGACGTCCGGCATTTGGATCGGGGTACTGGCGCTCAACGAGGCTAAGGTAGACCCGAAGGAATTCTTGAAGACGCCTCGAGTTCTCCGAGAACTTACTTTAGAGGAGTACGAGGACCTAAAAAAAAACAAAGGGACATCCTCGCAAGAATCCGAGGTAAGCCCGCCCGCGCCACCGGATGCGGCTCCTGCGGAAGATCCAAAGCCTGAGAAAGTAGAAGAGGTATTGCTGGAAGGTGAAGCTGAAATAGTCGATCCACTCGACGAGAAGCCCAAACCCAAGAAGAAGCAGCCTAGGAAGAAGAAATGAAATGTTCATTCCTTGGAAGAAGTTTACAGACAAGGTCCGTGTCCTACTGACCGTAGACGGCGTTCGCAAGGGGTCCTTTACTCAGAAGTACATTGATCAAGTCATAAAAGCCGGAGTACTGGACCTCCAGTCTTTCATTCCGTCCCTCAAGCCCCACTTTTCCCACACGTACGAATACGACGATTTCACGCACACCACGGACGAGAGTTCCGTGGAATTCGCGTCCCCCGCGACCAACATAACTTCCGTACACGTCATACGAACCACTGGGGTGGAGTCCCGGGCGCGCATTACCTACGACGAGTACCAGCAAAAACTTCCCACCACGCGGATAGACGACTTCCCGAACGCATCCTTCAGAAGCTGCTCGTTCGAGGTCCGCCCGCCCTTGGTGTCAATCACCACGACCGATGGGGTTACTTCCAGTGAAAAGGTAATGCTGAGGTACATCTCGGAAGTCTCGGATTTCGAGGAACCGGACCTTGTTCCATTCGATGACCGCTGCGCCAAACTAGTTGCTAACTACGTGAAGGCTCACGTGTCCCGTGAAATAGACAAGGACTTGCAACTTTACAGCAGCTACATGCTTGATTACGCTAAGGATAGGTCCATCTATCACCTTGACCGTGCGGAATACACGCCGGAATGTATGGACGACACTCAAATAATAAAATACAATTCGACCACGATGAGCACTAACGCCGAGACCGCCACCGCCGCTGAGAACCTTTCCGCCAACGATTTGGTTACTTTCACGCCCGCGGGGGCCTTGAAAGCACAAGCCATCGCCGGGTATTCCGCCGACGGCTACGTGAAAACCGCCGTAGCTTCGGGCGCGTCGGCCGCCGTTTTCTTGGAGGGCGTTCTGCCGGGAGAGGGATACGTCGCCGGAACCCGGTATTATCTTTCCGAGACCCCCGGGCTCGTCACGACCATTAGCCCTTCCACGGGGATATCCCAGTTCATCGGCAAGGCGCTTTCGGACACTGAAATCAATTTCGAACCCGATCAACCGGTACGGCTATGAGTTTCAGGTACACGTCAGACATTCAACTGTCCGAGCTTCAGTCCAAACTTCGCCCGCTGGACAAGACCGAGACTATCCTCATCGTACAAGACGGGAAGTCGGTCCAGTGTTCGTTGCTGGAGTTAATCAACGACTTGAGTATTTCCACGACCGCAGTTTACGTGGACTGGGCTCTTTTGCAGAACGTTCCCGCCCTTAGCGGAGCCACCAAACTCACCGCCGGAGCCTCCGGCCAATCACAGGCTGTCGAGGTCCCTCAGGGGCAAGTGTCTCATTTTGTGGACATCACCATGGACGCGTCGTCCACTTTGGACTTGATATTGCCTTCGGTCTCCTCGGAAGTTCCACTCACGGGGGTTCAGGTTACTATCAGGGGTGATTTTCCCGCCGCCGCCGCAACCCTCAATGTTCGGGAGGGGTCCGTGGCAAATTCCGTCATAGCCACTGAATCGTCCGTAACACAGGCTTATGTCTGGACTGCTTTATTCGCCCATAACGGCATCTCGTGGAAATACGTGCCTCTTGAATCCTTGACCCTATGAAGCCCTTATTCCTAAAGAACGGAGAGATTCATCAGGCCAGCAGCGCTGACCAAATAGACTCTATTCATGTAGAGGGATCCACGCTTTCCCTTTTTGACCCCCTAGCCTCTTATTCCACGGGCGATGTCGTCATTTACGCCGAGTGGCCGTGGGAAACCATAGCGGACGCCACCACGGTGGGGTTCGTCGCCGGAACCGGAGCAGCCACGACCACTTATTATTACAACCCCAGCACTTATCAGATAACGTCGCTGGACAATGACGGATCCACCACTCCGCACACGGTGCCTTCGGGCTGGACGGCTGGGACGCCCACGGGGTGGGATGTCACGAAGACCTTCACAGGATGGGCCCTTTGGGTATCCAAGGCCAACTTGGTTCCTCAAGTTTTTGCGCTCGCTAATTGGACGGGGCCCCTCAGGTTCGATGTTTATTCCGGCTCCCTGACTCCTTCCGACATTACTGCCGGGGCAGTTACCACTGCCGCGCTCGCTGACTTGGCGGTAACGTGGGCGAAGGTGCAAAACCTTGAGTCCCACTCGTTGTTGGGAAATAATACGGCGAGCCCGGCGGAAACCCAGATGCTCACCACCTCCCAAGTCAGGACGCTGTTGAACGTCGAAGACGGAGCCAATAATTACACTTTACCTGCTGCCACTGACAGCGTCGTTGGCGGAGTCAAGCCCGGCCCGGACATGACCGTTGACGAAGACGGTGTCTTGAGCGTCATCGGGTTAGCGGACGGTTCGTTCAACATTGCACTCGGAAGCGGGGCGCTGATAAATTTGACGTCAGGTTATCGGAATGTCGCCCTCGGGCAACTCACGGGACTAGGCGTCGAAACCGGGTGGGATAACATTATGCTCGGGTGGAACGCGCTGAAGGGACAAATCGCAGATCCGCCCACAACCGCATATAATAACATTGCCATTGGCGTTTCCGCCATGGGTGAGTGTACGGGCGAACCAAATGGCAATGTTGCCATAGGGGAGGACAACCTTCGGGTTCTTGATAGCAACGGGTCGGACGAGGGCGTGGCCAACGTAGCCGTAGGACTGACTTGCGGCGTTGCCGTGACCTCAGGTTCGTGGAACACGTATATGGGGTACAAAGCGGGGTATAGTAGCACGGTAGGCTCAATAAATACCGCCATTGGCGGCTCCGCGCTGATGGAATGCACTGATGGAGGGGCGTGCACGGCCGTCGGCGGCAACGCCTTGGTGAATTTCACACAAGGTACATCCGTCGGTAGCGAAGGAAACGTGGCGGTCGGTTACAACGCGCTGTCGAATTGCACCACGGGGCAGCAGAACGTGGCGGTCGGTGCGAACGCCGGCAATTCCCCTGATGGCGACCTAACCACTGATCATAGTACTTTCATCGGCGATTACGCCGGATACAACACTACGGGCGGAGACAACACGGCTATCGGAAAAAGTACCATGGCGTATTCCTCCGAGCAAACTCACTCGAATTCCACGTGCCTCGGGGCTTATGCTGGAATAAGCGTTGAATTGTTCGACAACCAAGTGGTGCTAGGTAACGACGACGTGGTCAATATACGGCCAATGAGCAATAACGCCTGCGATCTTGGCTCCACGTATAATAAGTTCGACGATCTCTGGGCGACCAATACCACCATCCAATCGTCCGACCGGGACGTAAAACGAGAGATTGCGGATTCCGACTTGGGATTAAATTTCATAAACTCCTTGAGGGCTTGCAAGTTCAAGCTCAAGGACATACCCGAAAAAACGGAGGTTATTACGATCTCAGACCCCGACTTAGGCGAATCTACGCATACGCGAACGTCGCAGGTAGCCCGGACATACTCTAGGTTTCATTACGGATTGATCGCTCAGGAAGTAAAGGAAGTCTTGGGGGATACTGATTTCGCGGGGTACATTGACCCCGGAGTGAAAGGGCATTTAGGCTTACGTTACACTGAATTTATTTCTCCGCTCATAAAGGCAGTGCAAGAGCTCTCGGCAAGAGTGGACTCATTGGAAGCTTGATGTTATGATTATAATCCTTAATTTGTTGAAGAAATGAGTACACTTAAAGTAGATACCATACAAAGTTCCTCGGGCAGCACGGTATCAGTGCCCGCCGGACATACCTTGGATTTAGCCGAGCCGCCGACGGGCGCGGGATTCACTTCGGGAGTGCTTGACGCTCAGAGCGGTGCCACTACGGGGGACACCGCGTCCTCCACCGTGATCGTGGACGTTCCGTTCACCACTATTCGGGACTCGAATCCCACCGGCAGTCACCTGACCTACCAAGATTACCTGCCTTATTATTCCGTTTCCACTCGGCTTACTTACACGAACGGCATCCTCACTGACCATAGAGGCGGAGCCGGGCGGTTTTTAAAATACATTAATCGTGTATATTATGCCAGCAGACTCGCTATACTATCCACCGGCTCGAACCCCGGCGCGGATGACACCATGTTTGATTTCGGGCAGTTTAACGTAAACAGTTTCCTCAACGACGGGTTGAATGTGTGGATCGACGTCGATGGGCTCCCGGGCACCGTGGGCGGGACAGCGAAGGATTTCACGGGAGATGACGACGCAAAGCTTTTTTACGCCACTGGCGGAAAGGATGCCGCCCAGAAGGGTGTGTGGATGTATCACAAGGCAATGGATTGGTTCTGGTTTGACCCGGGCCATTCCCGAGCCGCGGTTGTGGACACGTCCATCCCCGGCATTTGGATATATATCCCTTATGTGGATGGCACCGCGTTCGGTTGGTGTTTTTGGAAAGTAATCGCCTCCACGGAATCTGCCGGGGGTGGAATCACTCCTTGGGTTTGGTCCGTTCGCGACGGCAAGTGGTATTACATAAACGACAGTACCAGCACTATTTTCTCGCAAACCTCCTCGCAGGGGGCGGACGGTACTAATCCCGTTCCGTCCCCTGTACCTACCACGGTGGTTGAAGCTGCCGTCGAAACCGCCGCACCCACGTTGCCGTCATGAGTAATTTCACACCCGGACATTCTTACGCCGCCACGGGGCAGGTAACCAACGACAATCTCAACGAACACGTTGCCGACGCGTCACCGACCGTGGAGCTGGTGGGGAACCTGACCACGGGGACTTATACCAACGAGTTGCAGATTTTAGGCATCGAGGGCACGGATCCCGCGGACAATGTAGTGAGGCTGGACGCCAAGACTTTCGCTACCTTGGACCAAAATTCCGCTACGGGACGCCTCGCACTCGGGGATGGGTCTGGGGTTTCCGGGACCAATGACACTTTCATAGGCGTCAACGCAGGGCAGGGCACTCTTTCAGGGTCTACTGACAACGTCGGCGTCGGACACGAGGCCGGCAAGACGATTTCCACCGGAGATAGGAATGTCGCCGTTGGAAGCTCTGCTTTGAGAACCGCGGCCGTACAGCTTGAGAACGTGGCCGTTGGCTGGGAGGCCCTCAAGCAAAACGCCGCCAATTACAACACGGCCCTTGGTTCCCGAGCCGCTCAAGCGAACACGGGTACCAATAATGTTGCCGTTGGCCGATCCGCGATGGCGGGGACCGGGTCCGGTGCCGATAACGTCGCCGTGGGATGTTCTTCCCTCAGCCATTCCAGTCTGGGAACTGCGGCCCGTAACGTCGCCGTTGGGGCCGATGCTTTGGAGAATCTTCAAGACGGGGATCAAAACGTAGCCGTGGGCGCGCAAGCCATTAAGAGCGGCGGAGGCGGAAGCCATAATGTCGCCGTGGGGTATCGCGCCGGAGAAGCCTGCGGGCAAGATGGGAACGTGTTTATAGGACATGCCGCGGGGGAAACAGGCAGCCCGACGGACTCGGTCGTGATAGGCCGTTCGGCCACCGCCGGGTCTAACACCAATAGCGTCGCGCTGGGAGCCAACGCGGTCGCCACGACTTCCAATCAAATTGTTCTTGGCGGGACCGCCATCCAGCAAGTGGTCATCCCCGGGCATGGTAATCTTCCGACGTCCGACCCCGGGGACCCCGGGCAATTATACGTACTATCCGGAGTCCTGAAGGTTTCCCTCTGATGATGTGGCTAAGAAACGAGGATATAAGCAGTTAACTATCAAACCCACTTCGGGGGGCACGCTGGCTCCTGCGATGTCGGAAGAGTTGGCTAATAATCCCGCCAACTACGAGGTAAAACTCAATTTTAGGCGGGAGCACGATTTCGAGACGCGCCGGGAAGGGTGGGAGTTTTTCAAACCCTATGCTGGGGCCCCTTGGCTCGCCTCCGATGACGCGGCGTTTCCCGACAGTCTGTATTTACCGTTTGACCTTCCCACGAACTTGGGGTCGGACGTGGAGAAGGCTAACTTGAAGGGGCAGAGCCTTATCACCGACGAGTCGATAGTGGCCCTCGATCAGTATGAGAGCGGCACTCGGGTGACCGTTGCGGCTACCAACACCAAGCTTTACGTATTGAACAAGGACCCGACGAGCGAGGCTGGCAAAAAGGCGAACTTGTATTTTGACCGGTTCGACGACGGGGGATACGTGGACGTGCATCCGAATAGCCCTTTGGATGATTATGTCACAGACGTAGTGGGAACCGAGGAGGAGCATCGGTCTTCCATGGACGCTTGGACCGACATAACGCCCTCGGAACTTACGCCTTCTTCGAAAGGGGACCGGTTTCAGACCGCATGGCTGGATAGATATGTAACCTTCAACAATGCTCGGGACCTTCCTTTTTTGTTCCACAGCGACTGGACTAACGCACACCCCATCTACGAGTTGAGGGAAACTGGTATAGTTTCCGCGGAGATAGTAACGTCTTATAGCGGGTATCTGGTGTTGGCCAACGTGACTGAGTTTACGGATATCCATCAACAGTATCTTTGGGGCAAGTGGTGCGCGGATACTGGATATCCTTATTATGGAAGTGTTTATGATTCCTCGTATTACGCCTCGGGAGCCGTCACCGTGAAAAACGTAGCCTACCGGGTGTATTATTCGAACCCCAGTTCCCCCGGGAGGTGGGGATCTCAGGCTGAGTCCGGAGACGGGGACGGAGGCACGGGGTGGATGTCCCATGGCGACGAGTGGTTCACTACTCGTCTCCCATACCACATACGGGATCCGCTAATCCCCTTGAATCGGCAGGCTCCTCCCACTTTTTACAAAGGCGTCAAGGTTTCCGTCCTCGGCACGTACGCCAAGGACGGGACTACCGTATGGATCCGCAATTACCGCGAGATAGTGGACGTTCAGGAAGAAAACGGATATGTTAAGTACAAGTTCGACGCCCCCTTGAATTTCAAGGTTACGCTGTCTTCCGATGACACTAACCGGGAAAGTGAGCTTCAGGAGTATCTGGACATGGGCGCCGGCCGCCGCTCTCGCCGCTCGGGCCATACCGGGGTTTCCGAGTATGACGAAGATAACGAGAATTCCTTGGATTTCTCGGACAAGGAGATTCGGGGCTGGATGGAACGGGTTGATCACATCACCCAAAACAACCTTCAACAAATCTATGGTAAGGACGAGCAAGGGAACATAACTGAGATTTATGGGTTTTCCGTGGATGATTCCATATCGAACGTCTCCAATTTCTTTGATTTGACTGGGGACGGAACCGCTTTGATTGCTTTGGAGAAGTTGAAGAATCGGATGGTTGTTTTTCGCGAGTCGGGGTACGGGATATTGTCTCCGTTTTCTCCCGAGGATCCGACCTTGGACGCTCCTTTTTCCTTCGAGCATCGGTACAACGGGTCTAGGGTCCCCGTGGATAGGTTCACTTTGGCCGCCGTCAATGACCGCCACTTGCTGTACGCTGGCAAAGAGGATCTCTATTCCATAACGGTATCTTTCGCTGAACCCGATGTCCCGGCTCAGTTGGACGTGGCCAAGGAGTTCGGTTACGGGGACACTTTTTATTTAACGGACAATGTCCTTACTTCGGAGATATTCATTTGCGGTTCCCACAAGACGTTGGCTTTCGACTACAAGTTCAACACGGTTTCCGAGATTGACGAGGTGTTTACTTGCGCCCATTCCATTAAAGACCCCGTTACGGGATTGAACGCGTTCCTCATGGGAATCAGAACCCCCATAGAGCTGGTTCAATTGCGCAATAGCGCCTATCAAGACAACAAAAGCTGCGCTCTCTTCAAGTATTCGTACGACGAGCCTAGTGATTTGGAGCTATCCGATTACCTGAATCACGAGGTCCCTTACGACCCGTCGGGCCGCCGGAAGTACGTGCGACAGGCCGTGGAGAACTCGACGGTAGTGGACAAGACTTATGATTCGGTCATAGAGAGTGGTTGGATAGATTTCGGGGACAGGATGAACGAGAAGGACTACCGGATGTACCTCATGAGCTTTCAATCAGATCCCACCAACTATTACATGACTCTCCAGACCTCCGAGGGAAACCCGGGGCTGGAGCTGCCTTTTTATCTCCCTAGGTTCTTGGAAGTTCCGGTGGAACCTTCCTTCACCGACTCACGAATTGCTTTGAACGAAGAGGGTTTCGAGCAGCCGCAGGCGCCCCGGTTGAGGATGCTGGTGGATGAGAATTTCCAGCTCAGGATTATGTTGTATTCCCGGGATTCCGTGGGGGGTGTCCATAGGTTGGAGGTGGATGAGACGCTTTCGGACCGAGACGAGGTTTCCATCCCCGTGTGGTTCAGGTCCACGTTTTTAAAAGACAGAGTAGAGATGTCCGGGGTCGATTCCGGTAGAGTTTTCGCTCGGTCCGTCGAAGCGATGTTGGTTAACAGTCAAGGGAGGATACTCTCCGTGGATTCATGAGCGTGCGGGTGAAGGAAATACGGACCAGAATTCCATCATCCCCCCTGCCCACGGAGGATGAAGTGCCGCTGATCCCCGAGTCTTTGTTAAAGCGTTTCCCGGAACTAGTGGACTATAATGACGAACTCCGGGCTTTCCATGGGAAGTTGAGGACCTTTATCCTTGAACAAGACCGGCTTCTAAACGAACATTTAACTGAGGAACCTACTAATGGCTGAAGCTCCTATCATTAACTCGTCGACATTAGCCGCCGCCCCCGGCAGCGGTAACGTCGTGAAATTCAGAACCGCCTCCGGTCAGGCCGGCCCGCTGTCCCATATTCAAATGGACCAGAACCTCTGGCTGATTGCCAAGCAGGCCGCCGCAAACTTCACTGCTCGTCAGGGGCAGTACGTGGATGGGGACTCCATACAAGACAGCTCGTTGGAAGCCCGCCATTTCATGGACGATTCCATCCCCCAATCCGCTATCAGCGCCGGGGCGTCCAATGCATTGGTGCCCGCTGGAGCCATCTTTCCTTTCGCCGGCACCGTGTGGAACGAAGCCAACACCGGATTTTTGCTTTGTGACGGCCGTCTTCTTCCTCAGGGCGATTACCCAGCTTTGTTTCAAGCCATCGGTCAGACTTACGGCTCTTCGGGAGTTTCGTTCAGGTTACCCGATCTTCAGGGCCGTTATTTGGTGGGCGGAACAGCGGGAGTCGTGGTTTCCGACACAACCCGGGTGGAAGCCCCCATGGGGTCGGAAGTGGTAGGGGCTTCCGAAGTGACTTTGACGAGAGATCAAATGCCCTCCCACGAGCATGACTTTTTGTCGGGCAGGACCCACCAGAGCGCGGACAATACGAAGGATAAGGGGAACGGTTTCAACCGGGGCGTCAACAAGTGGCAAACCGACACGCTGCAGCGGTACGACATTGGGAGCGACACGTTGGTAGGAGGGGCGGATGAAAACGGCAGGGCCTTAACTCCGGGTTCTCAGCACGATAATGAATTTGGCGGCAGCTTTACCGGGAAGGCCAAAGGTCCCGGCGGAGATGAGGCCCACGACAACGCACCCCCTTCAATAGCCATCAACTATTTGATAAAGACATGATATCTCCGGGCACAAAGGCGGTTGACCGCTTCGGCTGGGCAAACACATGGCCACCCATGGGAAGCCGACTGAGCAATCCGTGGGAGCTCCCTCCGCTGGAAAGAGATAGGATTCTTTATCCGTTCCTTCGGCGAGGTGACGGCGGAGATGAACGGAACTTACGACAAATTTTTGAAGAGCTGCAACAGCGTGATCTCGAAGGTGGGGGCCATGATGGCCCCATACCCCTTATCCCGCCGGCGCCGGACGGCATTTTTCAAGATAATCCCGAAGACGTTGGGCCAATAGAGAATCCGGATAACTTGCCCCGCATGCACATCGAAGATTGGTGGCGGTTGCATCCGGAATTGCATCCCGCCAACCGGGAACCACCGGCTCCCGCCGGCTGGGGAGCTCCTCCTCCCCCCGAACCACCGGCTCCCCCCGGCTGGGGAGCTCCTCCTCCCCCCGAACCGCCGGCTCCCGCCGGCTGGGGTCAACCACTACCAATGCCCCCAATGCCCCGGGGCGGGCCACTACCAATGCCTCCAATGCCCCCGGGCGGGCCACTACCAATGCCCCCAATGCCCGCTCCGCAACAAAAGGAGTTGATGCCTTTGCAAAACAAAGATAAAGTTGTGCCTCAGAAGAGGGGAATACCCGGTGGTTGGAGACCTCCACACTGGAGCCCCACTCGGGCCTTAATGGGATAATATTATGGGACTTTTATCAAAGAGAGACAACGCCGCACACGCGGTTCAGGACGAAAACCAGGCGAGTCATGGTCTCGTCGACCTTGATTGGAAGTCGATTCTCGCTGGTTACAAGAGCAAGGAAGGCGTAAAAAACAAGGGCCCCGCTTTCGGGGGAGTCGGGGGCATGTTCGCTGGCGAAACCCAGAACATCGCCAGAAAAACACTTGGTCTTTTCCCCGGTGCTTGGGATACCGCTGTCAGCACCGCAGATAGTTTTCGGCCCATGTACCAGCACATGGCGAGCTACTTTAAGGGATTGGGGGGTGAAGCGGGGCTGGCCGACGCTAAATCCGATTTTCAGAGTCAGCAACAAGCTGGACGCAACTTAACCCAAGCCACGGGGCAGGCGGGGATTGCCGCCAACGAGGCAGGGATTCAAGCTCAGGGAGATTATCTTTCCCGAATGCGCGCGCAAGCCGCGCACGGCATGGCGGTCGACCCCAACATGAATACCGCCGGCGCGCAGCAAAGACTCCTCAACCAGAACATGATAAATGCCGGCTCGGTGGCGCAGGCGAGACAGGTGGCCCAGAACGCCGCCGATTTAGGCAACCTTCAGTTCAATGCTCAGGATGCCGCCGCTCAAAACCAGTTCGCCAATTCGGTGTTGCCCGCCATGATGCAGCAAAGGGCCGCAGGCGCTCAAGGCGCCATGGGTCAGCTCGGCGCGCTCGACACTTTCCCGACCGCTGTCACGGACCAAATCATGAGGTCGACGCCCAAGGCAGCCGACCCCACCGCCATCGGAAAAGCCAGTCCTTTCATGAAACGGGTGATTCCCAAGAAGAAAACTTTCCTCGGCAAGGTGCTCCCAGCCGTTGGCGGCGCCCTCCTCGCTGGCGCCACGGGCGGGTTGTCCGCCGGTTTGACGGCTGGCATAGGAAGCGGAGTTGCCGGCATGTTTGGCGGCGGGGCCGGTCAGGCAGCTCTAGGCGGCATGCTTGGCGGCGGTGGCGGCGGAGGAGGCATGTTTGGTAGCATGATGGGCGGAGGCGGAGGCGGCTTCTTGGGCCAGTTGGCGGGTACTTCAGGACAAGGTTACGGATCGTTCGGGAGCAATATGTATAGCATGCTCCCGGGTGGCCCTAAGCCCTTTTGGAATCAAGGCATCCGCAACGATCCTTTTTATAATCAATCTTTCGGCAACCAATATAATAATCAAACCGGTTGGTAATGGCACAACCATTCTATGGCTTAACTGACTCCGATCTGGCACGGAGCAATCCCGACCCGTACGGGACTCCTAATTTAGTGGACCCGTACGCGGCCGCGGGCGTGCAGGCGGGTCTTAAGCAAATGCTTTCTGATAGAGCCGGCGCTCAAAAGGCTAAGAGTGACTTGGCCCTAGCTAAGGTGCGCGGCGACAGTTGGTCCGCCGGGCAAGTGGCCGGGGCGAGGGCGAGGGCGGAAGAAGGTAATAGGCTTCGCACGTCGCAGGTGTTGGCTGATCTCTCTATGAGGATGCCGGACGTCGGCTCCAAGTATAGTAGCGGTATGTTCGAGGACATGTTTCCCGAAATGCAGGATGCCGCACACGAGTGGGAGTGGAATCCCGATCAGGCACGCGCGGCTTTCGGCAACGAGTCGCTGTGGGCC